TCGAAGCTATAGCTATATACTTAGCAAGCATCGGCATTGGTTGCCTTTGCTTTATATTTTTAATGATTTATTTAGTTTACACAGACTCACACAAATAATAAGAAAACAAATGATTACTTTAATTTTAGGAACTGGTTTAGCAATGTCTGCTTTTACAGGAGCTTGTGCTATTGTTTTTGTAATCTATAAGATGATTACAGAATTACACCATGAATATTGGTGTCATACTGACTGTATAGACCCTGAACTAAGCCATGGCAACGCTGAGCCGCACATTTAATAGGATAATATGTTTACAAACCCTGAATTTATGTTAGCTTTAGGCTTTGCTATTGGTATTATAGCAGGATTGAATATTGCACGTTTTTGTTGGCCAGATGAAGGTGTATGGAGAGGCAAGTTTGCCGAAAAAGAAAAAGAATTATGGAATAAAGAACGTGAGCTTGAAAAACGTGAGCAACAACTTGAAAACAAATAAATACTCAAAAGAGGAGAAAAAATGAGTATTCAAAGACCAGATAAAGTACCTGCAGGACCTACAGTGGGTAGAACATATTTTAATACATCAATTGGAGAATGCAGTATCCAGCTATATCCTAATTTTAAACACTTTGCAATCCGTGCAGTGTTAATCAGGGCTAATAGATGGTATGGGTCATTATTTGAGATGCACATAGGTTCGAGAGGAAATGGCTTTGAGTTTGATTACTTTGATTTTATGTTCTTAAGATATTTCCTTAAACAATTAAATCCTAGTGTGTTTAAAAAATTATTAACTCCGCTCGCAATGCCTTGGAATTTACTTGACAAAGGCATCAAAAATGTAGTACAATTAGATATGTGGAAAGAAATTAACAAGGCTGTTCCTACAGCACAGTCAATTAAAAATAATCTTAAGCTGCAACAGAGAGATGACCTTAGAACAAGATCTAATTGAAATTAAAGAACTGCTTGATACAATAAACCATAAAGAAAAAAATGAAGAAATACCTTTTAATGCTAGTGCTAGCATCTGGCCTAGCCGTCTGCACAGCTCCTCCAAGTCCGGCACAGGATTGGTCATTCATGAGAGGATGGAACGACGAGAAACGTGATACATTCACTGATTCTTGTGTAGATGCGCTAAGTAAGGATCCTGGCATCGTAGCAAAATTCCCTATTGAAAAAATAGGCGAAGCGTGTAAGTGTGTAACTGCATATTATGAAGCTACTTACGATTATGATACTTTTAGATTTATGATGGATTCAGAAAACTTTAATTCTACAGAGTCGTATAAACAGGAAATGTTTCACATTTCATATCAATGCGCCCAATGGGTTTTAGGAGCAGGACAAGGAACATGATTGAAGGAAAAACTAAAAAAATTACAAAACTAGACCCTGCTATAGCAGGAAAGATGTGGAGTGCAAAAGTACCTCCATATCCGCATTTAGTTAACATCGAAACTAAAGATAGACTTACAGCAAATGATGCTGCTATTGATGCCACTGCAACTGTAGCGGCATATAAAACAAATCAAACCTGTGACGTATTCCGTTACTTAATGGATAAGGAAATTCCTACAGCATTTATCTCACAGCAAGACAGTTTTAATTTTATTGCTCGTGAATGCGAAATGTTTCCGTATGAATGTGTAGCAAGACGCAGAGCATGGGGTAGTTTCCTAAAACGTAAACTGCAAATCCAACCAGGACATGTATTTGGTAGAGCAACAGGCGGCAGGTATCAGGATCCACTAATTGAGTTTTTCTATAAACTTGCTGTAGCACCTAATGGTGAGATAATCACTGAAGATGAAGCTAGAGCTAGATATCTGCGAGACGGCAAGTGGACAGAAACTGTTCATACAGACCCTCTTGCTGTTTGGGAATGGAGTGATTGGCGAAAAGCATGTGACGATGAAAATAGCTTTGAAGAATTTAAGCTAAAGCTTTATCCACCTAAGCAGCCAGGACCTAATGCTAATACAGTTTTAGCAACAGTACCAAGTGTTATTACACCTGCTGAGTACAAGAAAATTTTCAGTTTAACTGCTAAGACGTTCATGGCACTAGAAGAAGCATGGAAACATTTTGACGTTGAACTGATTGACATGAAGATAGAGTTTGGACGTGATTTGAATACTGGTGAAATTTTAGTTGCTGACGTAATTGATAACGACAGTTGGCGTATTTGGCCAGGAGGCGATCACGAGAAACAGTTAGACAAGCAAAGTTTCAGAGATGGTGAACCGTTAGATGAAGTTACTGAAAAGTATCGCATCGTAACTGATTATACTAAGCAATTTAATCACATAAACAAATGACACAACTTACATCAACAGAATGGCGTCTTTTTCCTACTGTTACACGAACTGTTCTAAAGTCCGGTAAAGTTATCTTTAGGCCACGCAATGAGCAGGCTAGGAACATGCTTTATAAGATTGATACAATCCGTGCTGGGTTTAGAGAAAATGAAGTTAAGAACAAGAAAATGATTATCGTTGATGTAAACGACAATGTTATCAGCTATAGTCGCAAAGCAGAACAGTTCCATAAAGCACAATGACTGTCTATATCGCAGCACCGTTTGGTAATTATATTAAAACTAAGAACACTAGGAGTGTTGTTGGTAGTTTTACCCTAGAGCGTAGAACAGGTTTACTACGCCAAATTGCTACTACGCTGAGGTATCGCGACGGTGCTTGGTATAATGCACTAGGACTTAGGAACCCTGGAATTGAATTTGGTTTAAAACATTATTATCGCAGCAAGAATGATATATTGTCGCTTGCTGCAATAAACGAAGGCGATTGGGAAAGACTAAGTGAAATTGTACCAGATAACATAGATTTAGAAATTAATTTAAGCTGTCCAAACATTGAACACTTTGACAACTATTCACAAGGTATTGACAATTTCCTTACAGGAAAACGTAAGGTCATTGTCAAACTCTCACCTCACGCTGAAGATGCGCTGATAGAAAATTTAATACAGAGAGGATTTAGCACTTTCCATGTTTGTAATACGCTACCTACAGAACATGGCGGAATGAGTGGTGAAAAGCTCGTGCCTTATGTTGTAAGGCTTTGTACAGTAATTAAATTTTATTCCAGTGAAGCAGAAATAATTGCTGGCGGAGGAATTTCTCAAATTGAACACATACGTTATTACGAAAATTTTGGAGCAACCAGTTTCTCAGTAGGAACTCTTTGTTTCAATCCTGTACGATTTTATAAATTTTTAAAGGAAATAGATGGATTATACTAGCTCGGGTGTAAATGTTGCACTAGCAGACAAACTTTTAGATAATTTAAAGTCACATTCAGATCAGATAGGAAAATATGCAGCAGAATTTACACTGCCGATTGGAACGTCTACTAGGCTTGTAAGCAGTTGTGACGGTGTTGGAACTAAAGTCCTGCTAGCACTTGAGGCTAAGAAACGTTTTGGTAGATCACTTTCAAGCATAGGAGAAGATTGTGTTGCTATGGTCATTAATGATTTGCTATGTGAAAATGCAAATCCTCTTTTCTTTATGGATTATTTTGCGACAAGTTCACTTAACGAATCCGACTACAATGAGGTCTTGGCTGGAATTATAGCGGCATGCGGTAGCATAGGAGTAAAATTGATTGGGGGAGAAACTGCTGAATTACCAGGCATGTTCCAAGAAGGCGCACTAGATGTATGTGGATTTGGTGTAGGTACGAAAGATTTTTTAGATTGGTATCCTGTAAAAGAAGGCGATGTTGTGATTGGTATTCACAGCACAGGAGTGCATAGTAACGGATTTAGCCTAGTAAGGAAAATATTAGAGCACAATCCTGTAGACGATGAATTTATGTCTAAACTACTCGTTCCTACTCCATTATACAAAAAAGAACTTGACATTTTGAGATCAAATTATTATTTTATTAAAGCAGCAGCCCATATTACAGGAGGGGGTTGGAGTAATATCGATAGGGTGCTGGACGCTAAATACGATATAGCGTGGGAAGTTACTGAGACAATTTTACACCAGCATGAAATATTCAGTTGGTTACAAACAAAAGGTAATCTTACAGATGAACAGATGCGAGATACTTTTAACTGTGGAATTGGAATGGTAGTAATACTTGAGAACAGGAATGTGGATAAACTTCCATTGTATAACTATACAAGATTGGGAACTGTAAAAACAAAATGAGCACACTACCTGCAGCTCAAGATTTTACAGAGCTTGCACTTACAGCAGTAGATGTACAAAAAAACACTTCACTTGGTGCAATGCAGCATCATGTTTCAGAACAAAAACAAAGGCTATTAGAACAGGCAAGACTACTCCAAGAACAATTACAAGAAATAGAACAACGAGAAATTTTAGCAGAAAAAATTTATAAGGCAAATTACAATTTCACTCCTGTGCTACTTAAACCTTACAGTTTATATGAACAAGATAACGTTACTACATTGAGTATGATTGCTCCACACGAATGGACAAATACAATTCCTTATGGTAAATTTGTCGGTTATGTTAGACAGCTAGGAGACGGAACATGGGAACCAACTGAGGAAGAACAATGTGGAGTTATCTAATGGATATGTATTACTGGCAAATTAAACATAATGATAAAGTTGTTGGGGAAACACAACCTTTTACTATACATCAAATGGATGATACCTGGGTAAAAGAGGAGAGGGATTATATTATGGATAAAAACACAGAAAATGACCACAAGCCAACAATGGAATTGAAAAGGCTTTAATGTGGCAAATACGTGAACTAAATGGGTTTGGAGAAACAATAGGAATAATTGATTTCGCCCACTTAAATAAAGTAAGTGGATTAGAAACCTATTGGAATACAAAAATAGAGAGGAAGGATTCCCGCTTGATTATTTTTGATTACAGTGAAGCAAAACGTGTTTATGAAATTTTAAATGAAAAACACGAGTGGAGGATTTTCGAATTAGTTAATCTACTTTACTAGGAGATAAAATGAAGAGGACACAAGCAAACAATGAGATTTACAAACAGGCAAAATGGTTGCGAGGAAAAGTGCCTTTAGACAGCAATGTGTATATACATTGGAAGGACGACAATCCTACCGTACTAGCCGATAAACAGAGTGGATATGATCTAATAACAACTGTAAAACTAACTAGCATCTTGAGGAGACAGGTTTGGCTAACAGCGTAGTATTTGAAGACGATAGAGAAAAGGATCTATACCAAAAAATTGAGCAGGCACGGAATAGATACGACTGGGCAGCATATTATAAATTAATGGAAGAAATTTGCAAATATAACCTAGAAAAAAGAGGTTACAATATGATAGATATAGTGGTTGATTGATAAGAAATTTTTTGCTATAATATATTTTTGTCAACACTATATCCGAGGTATTATATGCGGCGCAAATTACGACTTAAAGAAAACAAGTTGACCAAACTGCAGCACGAGCATAACAAGTATAACAAGGAGATGAGACAGATAGGTTGCCACAAGCAACAGAAGACATTCGACGAATATATTGCTTGGAAATATGGAAGATATCAGCCTAAGCTTTCTGGTATTACTCCGAAAGAGGAACCTGTGTATCGTAGACCTGAGCAGTATGTACCTAGTCGTAACAGTGGTGTTTTTAATCAGTGCAGCAAGGCCAATGACCGCACATATACCGGCGAGCTTATTACAGGACTTGCTACTATGCACAAGAGCAATGTTGTGCCAATCTTCAACAAAGATCAAGCACACGATCTAGCAACAATGAGGAGAGGGTAATGAGACGTTTCCAGATTGCAGGAGCGACTGATAGTGGTTTTGAATTTGATGCAGTTTACACTGAAAAGGATATTCTGCATAGTGATTGGGCAAAACGATGGTTAGTGTTAATGACTGAAACAGAAAGGTTTAGAGAAATTAGCGATGCAAACTGTTTGAAAGAATGGTGCATTTTCCATTGGGCGCAGGAGTTATTAGACAATGGTGAGTTAGTTACTCCAGATTTTATTAAAGATGAATATAACAGGTACTAATGATTATCTACGTAGACATTGACGGAACAATATGCAATGAGCATCCTGACGAAAAAGGTAATAAAGATTACACAAAAGCAGAACCTTATAAAGACAGGATAAGTTATTTAAACGAATTGTATGAAAAAGGACATACTATTACATACTGGACTGCTCGTGGTATTAAAAGCGGAAAAGATTGGTATGACTTTACGAAAAAACAGATTGAGGATTGGGGTTGTAAATACCACGATCTACAAGTAGGTAACAAGCCTCATTTTGACGTTTATATTTGTGATAAAAGTTTTAACAGTGAAGCTTGGTTTCATCATCAAAAATTACATACCGATATGCTTAAATGAGTCTTGAGGATATTCCGGAAGAAATACTTGCCGAGCTTAGATATCAAGAAGAAACTAAGTTTAGGTATGCTTTATATAAGCGTCCAGAATTTCCTTTTTTACAATCTACAGGAATGAAAAATATCTTTCATAGTTGTATGGTAAAAGATTATGGTTTTATTGGGTGTTTACATTTAGAGTATATTATAAATAATGACACAGGACCTTATTGGAAATCTAGTTGGAAAACAGAAATTGATCAAGTAATTGCAATTGCAGAAGATATCCAAAATAAAAAAATTATAAACGAAGACCGTATTATAGATTATCATCTACACTATATGGACATGGTATACGGTAGGAAACAAATTGGAATAGTGATGTTAAGTTAATATGCATATTATGTTAACAGGCCATAGAGGCTATATTGGATCCGAATTACTTAAAAGGTTGCGGACAAATAACAGCATTGTAGGTTTTGATCTTGTTGACGGTCAAGATTTAGCCTCTATACAATTGAAAGAAAAATTTGATTTAATTATACATCTAGCCGGTAGGAGCGGAGTCCGAGACAGCTTGTACAATCCTAATGACTATTGGTACAATAATTTAGAAGTTTTTAAAAGGTTATTAGATATCTATGGTAACAACACAAGAATACTGTATGCAAGTTCAAGCTCTGCTGCAGAGCCAGAATTAAATCCATATGCTGCTAGTAAATTTTTAATGGAAATTGCTGCAGCAAAGTACATAAACACATTGGGTATGAGATTTCATACTGTTTATTCAGCCAATCCTCGCAAAGGTATGTTTATGCAAAAACTTATTGACAATGAGTTAGAGTATACCACAAACCATTATAGAGATTTCATACACTTAGAAGACGTATGTGATGCGATAGAATTGTTAATACAATCAAATTTTACTGATGTAATTGATATAGGCACCGGTAATCCTGTTTTAATTTCTGAAATTGCTCCGACTTATCCAGTAAAAGTTGCTACGTATGGCGAACGACAAGAAACAAAGGCCAATACATCAAAAATGGAATCTATAGGATTTAAACCTAAATATGAGATAAAAAAATTCCTCAAAATTCTCTCTTGACATTTTTTCCTATCCTGCTATAATAAGTATTAGTTGAAACACACAACCCCAAGGAGATAACTATGGCTATTGCAAAAAAGAAGCGAAATGTAAGAAATGCTGGTATCGCAGCAAAATCTGCTGTAAGAAATAAAAATTTAGAGCCCATTTGGACAGGCTGGGAGCAGATGACAGGAGAACAATTTTTCAAGCACAAGCAATCTAGCATCCGTTACTATTACACAACTTTTAAATTAGCCGATCTCCTTGCTAATGTGTACGGTTGGATGAAAGAAAACGATTACAGCAGAGAAGATATCCGTGCTGCAAAGGCTGCTAGCTCAGGTATTATCACTGCTACTGCTGCAATCCACGCTCGTATGCTCGCAAATGGTATGCCAGATTTTAATCAAGAGGAGCAGAATTATTATGAGGAAATGCCCGGACTAGGAGATACAGTTGCTCCGGTTACAGATTATATCAAAGACCGTGTAAAAATGGCAATCCAAAATGGCAAAATAAATCTTGCTTTGAAAAAAGAAGAGGAGCCCGAAGAAGAAATGCCTGCTGCAAAGCCTTTTGTTCCTACAATACAAGAACGCATTGCAGAACAAGCTGGTTCAATGAGTGAGGATATTGACGAGTGGTTAGAAAGCTTTATGGACAATAAGAAAACTTTTGATCCAAACGGATTTGATTTTAAGCGCCATTTCACTGCAAAAGGTGTAACACAAGCCCATGCTCGCAAGCTACGCAGGTTTTATGACGAACAATTAAATGATTTCCGTGAGCTAGAGCAAATGCCTACTGCAGGTAAATTAAAAAAGATGACCGAAGAAGAAATCGACCAGTGGGAACAACTTAAAGAAGCTTATAGTCATTTTTCTAAGAATGATATTAAAAAGTACACAAGTGCAATTGTAGGTGTAATTGAGGCACTAGATTTTGTAATCGAAGCTAGTAAAGCGCAACGCAAACCTCGCAAAGCAAAGCCTAAGAGTGCTACAAAATTAGTAGAAAAATTAAAGTATTGTGTAACAGACGACAAGTATCAAACTGCCAGTATTGCTCCAGAACTTATAATTGGTGCAGCAGAGCTTTGGGTCTTTAATACAAAAACCCGCAAACTAGGCAAATATGTTGCAGAAAATATTGATCCAACTGGACAGAGAGCAGACAGTGGTCTCAGTGTAAAAGGTGCTTCTATCATAGGATTTGATGCACATAAGAGTTTACAAAAGACTTTACGCAAGCCAGCTGAGCAACTGAAAGAGTTTAAAAAAGCAGGTAAGGTTGCCTTACGTAAATTTTTAGATGATATTACTACTACAGAAACTTTACTTAATGGTAGGTTAAATGATACAACCGTGTTACTCAAAGTAAATTGATAAATATTTACATGGAAAATAAAATTAGAGAAAGTTTAGCATTGCTTGCTAATGCATTAGACGATGCACAAAGATCCAAACCTGACAAAATAGCAGACAGAGAACTTAGTGGAAATAAAATTCATGGAGGTTTAATAACCAAATTTGAATCACAAGGTATCCGAGATAGTGCCGATAGGACAATATTAGAAGTTTCTAACAATGGAATCCGTGTACGGACAGCTGACATACGCGAGCTTACACATAATATTAAATTAGACGGGAACCTTACTGCAAATGGAAAAATAATTGCTGAAGAGTTAGAAATCTATAGTTCTATTAGAGCTAAACATCTAAACGTAGAAAAATTAGAAGTTTCTGTAATTAAAGAGGATAGCAGAATACAAAGATCGGATAGCCTAATTTTCCAAGCAGATACAAAAAAATTAAGCGGAAAAGGATTATTGTGGTACGACGATAATACAACTGCAAAACAGTTTATTTATAAAGCTCCGAATGATTTTTGGTCAAGCGAAAACATTGATTTACACCAAGATAAGGCTTATAAAATAAACGGAGTTCCTGTTATTGAAAAAGATAGATTAGGATCATCCATAACTTTAAGCAAATTAACTACGTTAGGTAAAGTAAGAAACTTAGAAACATCCGGAAATCTTAGCGTCAATAATTATATTTTTTACGACAGTGGCTCTAATAGATTAGGAATAGGAACAGACTCACCAAATAGTATATTCAGCATAATAGGTAATAGCAAAGAATTTGGTATTGATTCTGATAACAATGGATTTAATATTGGGGTACATACTACCGATTCTTTATCTATTCTTACTGATGGAACGCCTAGAATAAAAATCGCAAATACGGGTCAAATAACTTTAGAGAAAAATGTCTTAGTCAATGGTACATTAGGTATAGGTATTAATAATTTTGATAAAAACATTGATTTAGCAACTGCAGGTCCTGTAAGTTTCCAAAATAAAAAGTTTGAGGTTGGGAAAAATATTCCTAGCCAAGGATTTTACAATAGAGGAGATATTGTTTGGAATGCACAACCTATTTCAAACAGTTATGTTGGTTGGATCTGTATCAAAGAAGGAGCACCTGGTCAATGGAAAGCGTTCGGACAGATACAAAATTAACACAAATTACTTTTTGGCAATGGATAGGCAGGATAGTGCCTATGATTTTGATTGTTGCTTTTGTATCCTTTTATATATATGGTGGTTCAGATCTAATTGGAAATACCATTGCAGGTATTTTAACTGCAATATCAATTATTCCTATTATTTGGTGGTGGTGGGCTATGGATATAATGAAGTGGCTTTCTAGGCTGTATGGCGAAACTATTGAACATCAAACAAAAATCCTCGAAGAAATTAAAGATATCAAAAAAGAACTTTACAAACCTGAATGATATAAGTACAATAAAATTTTAAAAGGTAACATGGCTAGATATTTTTCGACTAAAACATATGGCAATGATCGTGGCTTGAGTTGTTGCTTTAGACAGTGGCGAGCTACACATTCACATTGCAGTTTATTACACGGTTATTCAATTGGTGTCAAATTAATTTTTGAATGTGAAGAGCTAGATGAACGCAATTGGGTAATGGATTTTGGAGGATTAAAGGAATTTAAAAATTGGTTAGAACATATGTTTGATCATACTGTGCTTGTAGCAGAAGATGATCCAAAGCTAGATTTGTTCAAACAATTAAATAGCATGGATGACGGATATAATGCAAAAGGTATTTGTGATCTTAGGATTGTACCTGGAGTAGGCTGTGAAAAATTTGCAGAGCTTTGCTATAAGAAAATGGCAGAACTTTTAGAAGAAGACAAGAAAGCTACTCGAGCACTTAATCCTACAGTCCGACTAAAATCTGTAGAAGTATTTGAACACGGAGCTAATAGTGCAATTTACCAAGGCTAATATAAATGATTAAAGATAAAATTAATGTTGTTGGGTCTGGCACTGCCGGATTAATGTTTGCTACCTACTTTAAAAAAATGATTCCTGATATTGAAGTGAATTTATATTTTGATAAAAATATAAAACCCTTACTAGTTGGTGAATCCTCACAACCTTACATATCAAAATATTTCGACACTATTTTTGATTCAGATGAAGAGTGGATGAACAGTTGCAATTCCACATACAAATTCTATGTTAAACATGATAATTGGAATCATGAAGGTCATTCATGGACCTTTCCGTTATGTGATGAAAGAAGTGATAATGTAAATTTTAACGACCTTTTCCTAAGTGAATGTGAATCTGAATTATTAAATTATACAAAAGATAATGTAGCACCAAGACAAAGGACGGCTTGGCACATGCAAAGTTCTAAACTTCAACCATTGCTTTTAGAAAAATGTGTTGAACTTGGAGTTAATATAATTTCTGAATCTTATAAATTTGATAAATTAAAAGACAATGAATATACAATAGATTGTAGAGGATTTCATGGTCAAGATTCCATAAAACAAGTTTCTCCCGCAATTATCAATGATTATGCTATAGCAGGACATATACCCTTTGATCAAGAAAGATATTATACACAAACAATTGCTCATGAAGTTGGATGGAATTGGGAAATACCATTACAAAATCTATTAGGTGTTGGAAGAGTGTTTTCAACAAAATACTTATCAATAGATGAAGCTAAACACCAAATGAACAAATGGTATGGATTAACCGATTTTTATGAAGTTCCTTTTAAGTCTAGATACAATGATACTCCATGCACTCCAAATAGTTTAAAAATCGGAAGTGCCGCGGTATTCATAGAACCACTTGAAAGTACAACTTTAATGTTAGTTACATTTATGGTAGAATCTTTTGTTGAATTATTAAAATCATTTGATTATAATATAAATAGAGATTGTTGTTATTATTACAATCGTGGTTATAGAGAAATGGTAAATAGTCAAGTTTCGTATATTGAAGGATTTTATTGTATATCAGAAAGAAGAAATAGTGATTATTGGAAAGAAGTAACTTCTAATTATAATTGGTATATGAATAAATTAGAAAAAAATGGATGGCCGGAATATTATGGTAAATATGGATTTCAAAAATTTTTTGGAGGATTCAATAAAGAAAAAGAATTTGAGCATATTAAATTAAGAATTCATAATGAGCACTGTTAATATTTTATGTTTAAAGCACGGTAGTAAATACAGTTCTGATTATGCAAACAAATTATATTATGGTGTTAAAAAAAATCTTACACTTTCATTTAACTTTTATTGTCTTACTGAAAATACTACAGCATTAGATCCTAACATAATACCTCTATCCTTACCCAATGAAACCTTAAATGGTTGGTGGTACAAGCCGTATATTTTTTCGAATGATTTACCAATAGATGGCACTATCCTTTATATAGATTTAGATGTAGTCATTACAGGATCTCTCGATAAACTTTTCTCCTTTGCACTAAAAAAATTTTGTATCATTAGAGATTTCAACAGGATTTTACGGCCCCATTACGATAGATTTAATAGTAGTGTGATGCGATTTGAAAGAGGAATGCTTGATAACTTATGGATAAATTTTAATAAAAATAGTTCTCGTATTATGAGTAAATATTTTGGAGATCAAGATTATATATACGCAGAAAAGAAAGGTCAAGCAGAATATTTTCCTGACAGATGGATCCAGAGTTGGAAGTGGGAAATTAGAAAAAATAAAAAATTTGCACCAGGTGGATTGCGTGGAAGAAGAAAACTTGCTACAATAGAAGATGTTACACCTCCTGAAGATTGTTGCATTGCCGTCTTCCATGGAGATCCTAATCCGCACTTATGCGATGACCCTTACATTAGAAAAACATGGATATACAAAGAATAGGTTTTGCATGCAAGTATATGCATCCTGACCAAACATTAAAAAAGCAGCAGTTAGAAGAATGCCAAAGACCACTAAATACGAAATGCACCACTGTTGCGTGGTTGAATAGACAAGAAAGGAACGTAGCAGAACAGCGTCTATGGGATATTATGGTCCATAATATTAAATCCTTAGAATTGCTAATCCGTTACGTAGGAGGTTTACCAGATGAATTACGAATGGTTAGGCTTGGTAGTGACATTCTGCCTGTATATACTGAGCCCAATTGGAGTTATTATTGGCGGCGTACTGATGTACGTGACTATGCAAAAAATGAATTACGAAAAGTTGGAGAAATCAGTCGTGCGTGTGACGTGCGCCTATCTATGCATCCTGGCCAGTTTACTGTACTGGCAAGTGATAATGCCGATATTGTTGAACGTAGTATAGAGGAGTTTGAATATCATGTGGATATCGCACGTTGGTTGGGCTACGGTAAAAGATTCCAAGACTTTAAAATCAACGTACACATTGCAGGTAGACAAGGTCCGGCAGGCATCAAAGCTGTACTGCCAAGATTATCCCCAGAAGCAAGGAATACCATCACAATTGAGAATGACGAAAACTCGTGGGGACTTGAATCAAGCCTTGAGCTCGAAAAAGACCTCGCACTCGTACTTGACATACACCACCACTGGATTAAAACAGGTGAATACATCCAACCCACAGATGATAGATATAAACGTGTAATAGACAGTTGGAGAGGTTTACGTCCTACCATACATTATTCTTACAGTCGCAATGAGCATTTACCAGCAAATTTTGTACACAACGATTTTCCTAATATGGAACAATTACTCGCACAAGGTTGTAAGAAACAAAAACTGCGAGCACATAGTGACTACTATCCTAACCCTGTTGTTAATCAATGGGCTGCTAGTTTCAGAGAAACAGCAGACATCATGTGCGAATCTAAATGCAAAAATCTTGCAAGCATTGAATTTTATGAAAGTATAACATGAACGATGAAATTACCTTTTTAGGCATTCAAATGGATTGCACACCAGATCCTTTACACAATGCAAAAACTATAGCAAATGCTATAGATGAAAATCCCCAAGCTGAGTATGCAGTAACTCCTGAATGTGCTTTAACAGGATATTCTAATCTTTGGCAAATGAATGCAGAGGAAGCATTAGATATTGTAGCTCAGGCTGCTCGCAGAAATCAAACAGCAGTATTTTTAGGAGCTATTTGGAAATTTGATCAAATGCATCCAGAAAATACTTGTTTAATTTTAGACAAAGATGGTGGCATCGTAGATCATTATAGTAAAACTTTAATAATTTCTTTAGATCAACGTTTAGGCATTGTTCCCGGAAATAAACTCCAAACAATTCCTTTGCCAAGTCATCCTGATATTAGAGCAGGCATAATGATTTGTAATGACTTCTGGGGATCTCCTATGATCAATGCACCTACAATGCCGACACAACACGCTCAACTCGGCGGCGCAAATATATTCATTCATTTAACGAATGGTGATAGAGGCATTGGCAAAACCCACGACAAAGTATATTGGGATTGGCATACTGCCTGGCTACAAATGATGTCAAGATATCATATGCTGCCTGTAATTTCAGTTGATAACAGTTGCGGCATAGATGGGCAACCATACAATGGTCGTACTGCTAGTCCTAGCGGAGTTTGGATATTAGGGAGAAGTCAAGTTGAAGTACCAGATAAAGGGGAATACAATTTTACTTATGGCATTCATAAATCATATCTTACATTCGATCCATATTCTAATCCTTTTGTTAACGCTAACCTAGAACTTTAACCATATGCAAAAAATAATCAAGTTCTTCAAGGAGAGCTATCAGGCAAGTCCGCTAGCAACATATTGCGAGCTGCTTGAAGCATCTTTTTTAATCGTAGCAAGTGCTATACTGAGTTTTACTATACTAGACCCTGCCACTACTATCTTTATACCACTTTATCTAGTGGGTAGCATACTGGCGGTTATAAGCACTTATATCCGTCGTAGCAGTGCGATTGTCTTATGCCTGTGGTTTACTGCTATGAACGGATGGGCTTTTATACAGTTGTTCTTTTTAGGCTAAATAAAGCAAAAAGCCGGAGCGTAGACCGAATGCTATTAAGACAGTTATTTGAACAACAATTAAACGAAGCACAGTTAAGCGATATCACTATAGGTTTTGAAATTGAATGCGTCATAGACGGAGATATGATCAAAGTCTATAATGATCTTGCAAAGAAATATAATGTAGACGGAGGCAGTGATTCCAGCATTCAGCCTAATACTGTCTACGGAAATGAAATTGGAATGGAGTTTAGGATAGGTGCTTTAGCAAAAGGTGGACAGATGGCTGCTACCCCTGCTAATATTATGACCTGTGCAAACTTTGTACATGATATTTTTAAACTAGGTGCTTACACAAATCGAACATGCGGAATGCATGCACATTTTGGTTTAGGTCCTATCACTAAGATGAGTACTGTTGAGTCTAGTTGGGTTGCTGTGATGATGTTACAGAGTCCATTATTCGAACAACTGTACACCACTTACAAAGGTCAAAACCTTTATGACAACGATTATGCAAATGTACAAACTGTAAAAGACAGTGTAGATGAAATTGTACACATGGCGCAAGAAATGAAAGGTGAAGGTGAAGACAAGGAAGAGATAGTTGAATATCTATTTGAAAATTTGTTTAATCGAGATGAGTTTGAAAAATATTCAGCACTCTTTCCGCATGGGCAAGGTACACTTGAATGGCGTGGGTTGCGTGGAGTACTCAACGATAAAAGACAAAACATTAACTATGAAACTATACTAGGGTTTTTTAAACTTGCATTAAGTTTTGCTAGAACAATTAAAATGATAATGAACAAGTATAATGAACTTTCTATAGCTGGTGTTAAGATGCGAGACTTACAAGAACACGGTGCCAGCTACGGTATAGAAAAACAACAAGAAGTTAAATCAAACGTCATTCCGTTAATAAAAGTTTCAGGTCTTAACAACGGAATGCAAAAGATCTTTATTCAGCACTTTGCAAAGCAATTAAAGCAGCCTAGATATAAAAGAGAATATTGGGCTAGGGCAAATAGCGTTTTCAAAAACGATTTACGATTTGCTGCGCCTGTTTTAAACTACTTTTATGATAAATTCAAACAATATGATTTATCAATAAAAGAAGATTATCTTGTGTCAGCAGAATTTCCTATAGTTGCAAAAGAATTTATTAGAAGAGAAGATATTGTTATAGATGATATGTGGCGTAAAGGTAGAGACTTTGGAATTCTTTTAAGCTTTGTGTTTAAGCATTGTAATTTTATTGCGAAAGACATATCATTCTTCGAAAATCACGGCAGGATGCTTTTCCGTGTTCCTACCATAGACGAAACAAATAAAATAATTGTAAAAGACAAAAAAGACGAAGCTAAGTTAGACAAAGCACTTGCAATGGTAACACCGAAAAACAAAAGATTTATGGATGTAAGGAGGTTTGTTGAAATAGACCCGTCAAAGTTTACTAATGTCTAAATTGCTGCTTGCTGGCAAATCCCAAACTGCTTTCCGTTCTTGACCTTTCCGCTGTGCAAATCTCTTTGCATCACAATTTCCGCATACATGAAACACATTATTGTTTATCCTACTAGGATCCATCTTGCCTCTTTGGCGTGTAAAAACTTCATTACAACAATCACAGCGCATGACAAGGATTGTTGCTTGTCTATGATATGTATGTTCTAATCCTGTTTTCGATTTCCTTATAAATTTGTTTTTTATAGTACGTTGCTCTATAAACATATAAGTATTTACTACATTAAGATTACAAAATTAACACATAAATATATTCATAAGAGGTAAAAAATGTCATTTGTAATTATCACAGATAAAGCAAAAGAAAAAATTAATCAATTGTGCAAAGAAAATAATGTATATGCCATAACCTTAAATTTAAAAGGCGGTGGTTGTGCAGGATATCAATACGACTGGGGAGTAACTGATACTCCAACAAGACATGATGAAGTTATCAGCACAGGAGATGGAAATTTAGCAATAGGTAAAAAAAGTATGTTATTTTTAATGGGTACAGAAATAGATTATATAACCAGTATAGTAGGATCTAATTTTGACATACGAAATCCAAATGCAAAATCCAGTTGTGGTTGTGGTACCAGTGTAAGCTTTGATGTTAGTACCTTACCAACAGAGAAAAAACCAGTGTTTACGCCAACCTGGTAAACCAATAGGAGTAATGAATGGCTAGACAAGAAGTTAACATAGGTGTAGAAGGAAATGACGGCACCGGTGATAGTATTAGACAATCATTTAGAAAAGTAAATGAGAATTTTGTAGAACTTTATGCAGTTTTTGGTTTAGGAGGAAGAATTGAATTTACTACACTTAGCGATACTCCTAATGTTTTAACTCCTCATAGTATACCATTAGTAAATGCAGCTGGAGATTATATAAGTTTAGTTGAATTGGCAACAGATGAAACAAATTCAGTTGAATTTGAATTTGTGGATGGTGTAGGCGATACGCCTGGACAACTAATAATTAAAGCTGGATTCACCAGGGTCGCAGATGACACAACGCCTAAATTAGGGGGATCTCTGTATGCATCAAATTTTGTTATTGCTGGCAGTATAGTAGATCAAGATGCGCTAGATTTATTAAACATTCAAAATAATACAAATTTAACAGTAGATAATATTGTTATTACAAAAGGATATGCTGATTTACGATATATTACATCGGAAGCTCCTATTCCTATTAAAGATGAGCCAACTGGCATTGCTCAATATACATGGGAGATTTTTGATTATATTTCTACACCAGGAGCTTATGAATCAAGTTTATACATTGTTTCTAGGAAAGATCCATTTACACAACAAGAGGTTATAGGAGGACACGGTTTAGACAGTGCTTATAACGGAACAGAAGTTACGTTTGTAGCTAACTTACAAGCACCTACTGCGTTGATTGATAGTACTACTATTACACCAGGCAATCCTACTGGTGATATTTTAAGCCCTTTGTATATACGTGTGATTAGTGATAATCATTTATGGCTTTTTACTAATAGAGAATTTGCTACTGCACAGGACCCTGCTATAGCTGCTGACAACAAATTAGATATTACAACAGCAGAAATTGGTGAAGGAGACGTGCACACTATCACCCTTTCAGCACTCGATACTACCTTATCTGGAAATTTTTTATCTAATCAAGCTGTGCCACGTAAATCGGTAGTGCTTAGGGGTGGAGATACAATGACTGGACCTCTGTATTTGTCAGACCATCCTGGCGATATACAAGGATCAGGAACACCAAACGGCATTGAAGATCTGCAGGCTGCTACAAAATTATATGTAGATCAAGGGGCTGCACATAGTTCTCCTGAAGTTCTATTTGTAAGCACAGGAGGTGACGATTCAATGCAAGGAGTACCAGCAGGTAAAGAAGGAACTGCTGATGCATATGCATTTAGAACTATCGGAGCTGCTGCTGCAAGAGCAGATGAAATGATTAGAACTGCAGAATCAACCCCTGGACCATACATTCAAACCTGTACATATACAGATAATAATGTTACTTTAAAAAGCAAAGTTTTAGAAACATTTATAGATGGAGGGACTCAGCAAGGAGGATACAATTTAAATTCAAGAACTTTACTACTACTTAATAGAAAATTTATCCAAAAAGAAACAATAAGCTATATAAACAAAACATATCCTAACTTCCAATACGATGTAGATTATTGTGAAAGAGATATAGGATTGTTAATAGATGCTATTAGGTATGACCTTTACCGTGGCTTGAATACAAATACTTTAACGTTCCAAGCTGCAGAAAGATATTATTCTTCAGTCAGTGGACGTAGAGCTATTACAGTTCAACAATCGCAAACTATTGCAGCAATTAATTTTGCATCAGCCCTAAGTGTTGATGTTTTAAATCAACAGCAACCATTTCGAATACTTGTCCAAAGCATAAATTTAGGAAGTCCTGCTCAATTAACAATTAGTTCAGCACTTTCAAATGATTACAACGACGGAGATTTAATAACCTTTCTAGGTATACCTGAAAATGAATCTATGAGTGTTTTAAATAATGAAGCATTCTATATTAGGATTGATGAAGATAGGTTAATAATCTATCTTTACACAGATGAAGATTTAATTAATCCATACAGCACAGAAAATATAGGAAGTGCATATGTCAACACAAGTGATTTTGCATATTTTGGTAAAATATACCAAACAGAAGAAGAACAAATATTTGACGAAACTGTAGGAGATGTAACATTTGCTGAGATCAGTGCTGTAGAAACAAAATGGACATTAATAACTGATATTATTAAAGATATCGATTCACCGTTGCTACCAGATATTAATTACGGTGCAGTTTACAAAGTTGTAGTAAGTAATGGCAATATTGGATTCTTAGATCAAACATCTGATGTGAATTCAGATGCATTACCTGGTAAAGTATTACGAGGTAAACGATCTGAAGCAATAGGTAGGATAGTAAGATTTAATAATAATGATATTTTAAATGCACAAGGCACAGAGCTTCAGCCTACCACTTTTGATTTGCATTTACTATCAGCCAAAGACTTTGAACCAGATGAAGAATTAGAATATGCAAATTATATTAAAAAGAAAGAAATTGTAATTAGAGTAGAAGCAGGAAACTATTATGAGGATTACCCAATAAAAATTTCAAATAATGTTTCTTTAAAAGGAGATGAATTTAGACGTGTTATTATACAACCTAAAATAGAAGCACTTTCAAACCAACCTAGGATTTCGCAAAGTAAATGGGCAAATACTTATTTTTACAGAGATAGCTATTTTGATGGTTTAACATTAACAGCTAATGGTACAAGCCAATTTGTAAACCAATTAGGGGAAAATCAAGGTTGGTTTGGTTATCATTATTTAAATGATCCTTCAACTCCTATTAACGTACATAATGGAATTGCAATTGAAAATCCTTTAGGCAATACAACTGCTGCTAAAATTTTAGAAAAAAATGAAGATTTCTTAGCAGCAGAAGTACTACATTTTGTAAATGTTACCTATCCAAGTTTAAATTATGATCAAGCGAAGTGTGAAAGAGACGTTCGTATGATTGTTGATGCTTTATATCATGATTTAATTTACGGGGGAGAAGAAAAAACATTAGAAACACAAGGATCATATCATGGAAGTTCTTATCAAGAATCTAATAATGTTTTAGAAGATAACCCCGGACAAGTTGATGCAACTATTGCGGCAATGATGCAATTAAAAAGTCTCGCTCAAAGTCTTTTAAGTGGAACAATTCCTGCTTATACAAATACAGCCGAATCTCCTGTAGAATTACGAAATGCAATTGGACAATTATTAGAAGGAGAAACTGACACTGTTGAAAATATTGGCAAAATGATTGATAAAATTTCTTTCGTATTTGACGCAGATTACAATCCTCCTAAAAGAACTGACGAAATGGATGTATTCCTACTTGGAGATACAACTATTATAAGAAATGTTACTTGCAGAGGCCATGGTGGATTTATGTGTGTTTTAGATCCAGATGGACAAATACTCACAAAATCACCATATACCCAAACGGCATCTAGCTTTTCTCGGAGTTTAAATAAACAAGTCTTTGCAGGCGGTATGTTTGTAGATGCTTTTGTGGGTAATCTTCCTGTAACAGTTATGCAAGATCCTAACATTGATCCATACAAACTTTATGTCACAAGTGCAGCCGGGGAAGGTTTATTTATTAGACCGCCTCAATTACCTTGTCCTTTCTATTTGGACGGGATACGATATCAAGTAAATGCTATATCAAATTATGATCAAGCAGCAGGAACAGCGTACATTTACCTTGATAAAACATCAGGTGGTGGTGCTGGATTTAATGTTGGTACTATTCCTGTAGAAGGCGTGTCTATATTTTTACAAACTGCTGGAAATAGGTCCTTGCTTGCTAACGACTTTACACAAGTTAATGATTTAGGTTACGGATTAGTTGTAACAAATGGTGCTTTCTCAGAACAAGTATCTATGTTTACATATTATTGTCATACAGCATATTATGCTTGTAATGGTGCAGAAATTAGGTCCCTTAACGGATCAAATGGCTATGGAAATTTTGCTCTCGTATCCGAAGGAGCAGATCCTAACGAGATTCCAGATCAAGTACTTCTTAAAAATACTATGGCTAGACCTGCTGAAATATATGCAGGAATTGGTAGCACAAGTGGTGCAACATATAATGCTAATGAAGGCAGTAGTTTTTTAATACTTACCAATATGCTTGTTCCTCCATTACCTCAAAGTATTATTACTATTGACCACGGTGGACAAACAAATGCTGCTGGAGAAGCATTTAACATTTTACATTATAGAATTGCAAGTGTTAGCAGTCTCACAGCTTTAGTAGGAGATGTGTCAACTGGTGCAGTAGATACAACTCTATATAGAGTAGAATTAAGAGCAGATGATGTTTTCGTTGAAGATTATTTCGGTTTACTTGCAACAAATTTAACAAATGGTACATATGTAGATTATACAGATAATATTCAAAATTATTTTTACAATGTTGCTATTCCTGAAAGATTAGTTACTCGACCTAGTACAGCAATAAATTTTGATGAAAGTGACGAAATCACATATCGGAGTTTAGACTTCCAAACAGAAGATCCTTACGGTGCTTCTTTAGCTGCAGATGAGATAAGAGTTACCCTTGAACAAAATTTTGATTTTATACAACTTGTACCATACCAAGCAAAAACTGGACAGGGGTATAATCAGACAGGTAATACTTGGGCAGCAATAGAAACGCTACCTGCTGGAGGAACGTATACTGACGATGTAAGAATTATAGATCCGACTAGTCCTAAAGTTTTTTCATTCCAAGGTAGATCACATAGGATCGTTACATATTCAGTAGTCCAAGAGGTACAAGGCTTAGCTACGATACCCGGTGTAACCAAAGACGATGATATTACCCAATCAAATGGATTTAGTGCTAAGGTGGCTTGGAATAATGGAGGCTATGACCTTGAACTATATAACGTTGTAGGAACATGGGATCCTAATTTAGCATACGAAATTAATACTGTTGCCCAACCATTAAGCACATCATCAACTTTTATTCCAACTACTGATTGGGCTGTTATACAGTTTACTGATGAATTTGATATTGTAGGGACAGGTACAGGTTTAGCAAATAATATCTCGGCAGACTACGAATTTATATTTGCAGGATTAGCTGCTAATTCTACAGCAGAAATCACAATTGCTATATCATTACTTAGAGCAACAGGACATGATTTTACACAAATTGGTACTGGTGGTTACAACACAAGTAATTATCCGAATGTAATTTTAGGTGATCCATTAATACCGTTAACTGATCTTTATTGGACAAATGCTCCAGATGGACAGAGTTCAGCACAGGTATGGGAAAAACGCAAGGGGAGAGTATTTTGGGTTAGTACAGATCAATACGGATTTTTCCGAGTTGGTAGATTCTTTAGTGTTGACCAAGGTACAGGTGCAATCACATTTAGTGGAGAAGTAGGAATATCAAATGCAAATGCATTAGGATTCAAAAAAGGCGTTACGATTGACGAATTTTCCGCTGACGAATCTATGATAGACGATAGCGGATCAGCAGTTCCTACAGAAAAAGCAATAAGAAGTTATATAACACAGGTGTTAGGAACAAACCCTCATGCTAATCCTAGCTTTCCTGGATCAGGATTTATGCCTTTATCAGGACTGTCTACTTTGCCTACTCCTGTAGAAATGTCTGGCAATTTAGGATTAGGCGGGAACAAAATTGAAGATGTAGGAGTTCCGCAAAACGGCAATGATGCAGTAAATAAAAATTACGTAGATAAAAATATAGGTAACTTTGATTCTTTTGGCAAATTAAAAGATTTTATGCCAGCCATAAGACAAGTTGATAACACATTAGGTGTTCCTTCTCCTAACAGTTTAGCACAACCAATCCAAGAAAATGAAATTTTTGTAAGCTCAGGATCTTACATAATTTACATTACAACAGACGACATTACAGGATCATTTGATGACGGAGCAGAAATAAGGAATGCAGCAAATCCCAGTTTAGCTAATGTTTTTGGAGATATAGTACAATCAATTGCTTATGCAGATCCGATATACGGTAACGTAAGAAAAATTGTTTACAATCTGCAGCCGGAAAGTGGTGTTAATAATTTGCGCCCGATTGACAGTAATCAAGATACTAAAATTTACAGTGGTACATATGATGCCATAAATGGCACAGCAGCAAATGAAGGTATACTTTTAGTAGATCCAGTTAATACATTTTCTATTGGCGGATCTTATGCAGAAATTACAAATGCAGTCAATGGTCTTTCTACAGAAGGTAACGATATTCTTGTAAGCACTGTCCGAGAAACAGATAGTGCCAGATTGATTTTTGCCATCAGACCTGATAGTATCATAAACGCAGACGTAAACTCAAGCGCAGGGATCTTACAATCTAAATTAAATTTAAATGCTGCAAGCACAAGAGCAAATGCAACTGGTATAACCCAAGCAAATTTAGGATTAGCAAGTTTTAATAATTATGAATTTAATTCAACAAATGGTTGGATCCAACTTATAGATGCTGCTTCTACAACTGATTCAGAAGGTATTTTGACAAAAACGGCAGGAATATCTGCTAGTAAACTTGATCATATACCAAGTGGAACTTTATTAGGCAGATCTGCGACAGGCAATGGTGCAGTTTCAGCTATACCATTTAGTTCAGTAGTTGGAGGCGGGGGAGCTGTATTAAAAAGTTACTTTACATCAAACGGAGCCTTAGTAAAAACAGGAGCAGATACTTTTTCTGTATTAGCGTATTCCACAACTGCTACAGCTGATAATTTAGCACAAAGAGGAAGCGGAGGAGAATTAACTGGGTCAGACTTAATCTTTACAAGTTCAGTAAAATTTAATCAAGCAGGAACAATTAGAAATATATTTACCAGTGGAGGTACCGGACAGATTAGGGTAAATGGAAAAACACCAACTTCTACTAATATTCAACCCTCAACAGAAGTAGGTTATGTTGCTGTATCTCAAATTTATACAGGGGGCATAGCAAGTACTAATACCGACACAACTGAAGGTGCAAATATATATCTAGGTCCTGGAGGATCAACAAATGCAACCAATAATAGTATTGTGTTTTGGTCAAATGGCGCCGATAGATATAGGATAGATGGAAACAATTTTATTCCATTTAACCAAGCCAATCTAGGAGATGCAGCGAATCCATTTGGAACCTGTTATGCAAATGTTTTAAGTGGTTATGCAACAAAAGCAAAATATGCAGATTTAGCTGAAAATTACCTCGCTGATGAAAAATACGATAATGGCACTGTATTAGTGTTCGGTGGTGCTCAAGAAATTACTGTAACTAACACAAAAGGCGATAAACGTGTAGCAGGAGTAGTTAGTACAAATCCTGCACATTTGATGAATGAAGCACTAGAAGGAGAGCATGTGACTCCATTGGCACTACAAGGGCGTGTACCATGTAAGGTCATTGGTAAAGTTGCAAAAGGAGATATGCTTGTAACAAGTGCAATAGCAGGTTACGCAATCGTTGATAATGATCCAAGGATAGGAACTGTCTTAGGTAAGGCAGTAGGAGAAAAAACCGACGACGGGAAGGGCGTTGTTGAAATTGTAGTAGGAAGATTATAATGGCAAAACAATCCGTAAATATAGGAAGTAGCGAGAATAAAGGCGACGGTGATCCGTTAAGGACTGCATTCCAAAAGATTAATGAAAACTTTGACGAACTGTATGTCCAACATGGATCTGACACTGGTGTTGTTGGCACAGAATCCACTGTAGACATAAATGTAAATGAAACTAAAATTGCAAGTTTTACAAGCGAAGGATTGATTCCAGAGCTAGACGAAACTTATAATTTAGGCTCACCTGATAAAAAGTGGAATTCATTGTACGTAGCAGCAGAAACTATTTTCTTAGGTGACAAAACACTAAGTGCAAATAAGATACTAGATTTTGATCTAAATATCAGTCCGGAAATTTTAGAAATACAAGTAGATGAACCTACTGCAGGTCACGGCACAGCATGGCTTTGGACATGGGCAACTAGCAGTCTGCCTTATGCAAGGACTGTAATTACAAACAATCCTCAAATAATTGTACCTTTATATATGCAAGGACAATATCAAATTAACAACTTTGCTAGCAGCATACACGGTGACATGACACAAACCCACAGCTTTAAATTAAAATGGGTAGAAGGTGCAGGAGATGATAATCTTGTAGATTGGGTAAATTATGCAGAATTATCAAAAAGCCATCCAGATATAGATAGCGGAAATAGTCATACAATCACTGTGCTACAATTTACAGTGCCTGCAGAAATTACAGTACCAACTTTAAATCTTCCAACTGTTAATTATTATATTGAAGCAGGAATGAACGACGGTTCATTAAATTGGATGTTTATGCCGGACCCGGCAAACCCTACTGTGACAGGAACTGCACATGGATTTAACACAACTATAGGTCCTTGGTACAGAGGAGGAACTTATATAATCAATGTCAATGCTGCAGGTCATCCTTTTTACCTTACTACAGACGAAACAGCATTTGCAGCAGGAGAATACATAGGAGAATACACAACTGGTGTTACTGGCTCTAGGACTGATGTGGGAACAGTAACTGTAGTTGTACCTATGGATGCACCAGATACACTGTACTATCAGTGTGGTAATCATCAAAGCATGCGAGGAGAAATAAGGGTAAAGGATCTAGAAGTTGAAACTAATGAAAACGGAAACTACATTATATATGGTCAACATAGCCAAGAAGAACATTTTACAAAAATTGAGCTTAGACCAATTCCTGCTCTTGTAGATCAAATGTGTTTGGTTTATGATCAAACTAATAACAAATTTGTACCGCAAGATTTAGCAACATATGTAGAAAGGACTCCTAGCTTAAAAAATAAGATTAAAGAAGTAGCAGGAACTGCAGGAACAACCACTACATCTACTGCCACAGCAACTGTAGCAGGAACAAGAGTTTTATATGATTCAAATTACTTACCTGTAATCGGTAATGAACCAGGAGATACTGCTTTCACAACTGACACTGGTAAATTCTATATTTGGGCAAATAATAATTGGAATACTTCTGAAAGCAGAGGAAATTATGAGTTAATAGATGAAGTTTCATTTGTACAGGCTACAGAAGCGGGTGTAACATTTGAAAATGAGTCTGATGTTCTAAATTACTCAGAGATTAAATGTACATATGAACTTTCAGATTGGTATCAATCGCCAACACAATTAAATTATGACAACGGTAACTTGACAGGAGCTAGGATTCGGATCCAACCTTTTACAGGAAATATTAGTTCACCGTCAGTGATAGAACATAATCACTATAGACTATATATAAACACAAACGGATCTCAGTACCTGGATTCAACTAAATGGACAGGTACTGATCTGTTCGTAACTAATTATGATGCAATAGCTTATCCAATTTTTAATAATACTTATTATCGTATTGCCGACGCTCTGGCACATAAATTGCAAGGATACATGAGCTATTATACAGGAATAGCAACTAATAACGATAATAATGGCCCATCCATCATAGGCGGTGAAAGTTTTACTACATATCCCAGTTATCGGCTAACATCACTAAACTATATCAACATTCCGGGTTATTACATACGGTTTTACGATGGTGTTTATTTAAACACGAAACTCAACTTTACAGCAGAAAAAGTTCCGCATGGATTTATATTAAAAAACAATCCTGGTGAGTGGATGTCTGGAATATTTAGACTATACGGAAGAACAAGATAAGGAAGAAAAATGCAAGTACACACGTCAAAGGGCATTATTGAAATACCAGATATGCCAACTGTAGATACAATTGAACATCTAAAACAAACACGCAAAGAAGAACGGAATCAATTATTAGCAGAAACTGATTGGATTGTAACAAAATCTTTAGAATCAGGAGAGGCAGTACCGGATGAATGGAAACAATACAGGCAAGCTCTCAGAGACATCCCTACACAACCTAACTTTCCAGATAGTATAGAATGGCCAACAAAACCAGAATGAGAACAAGGATAAATACAAAAAGTAATTTAGGATTTTAAAATATGGCAAAACGATTTCCCCTTGTAGTTGACACAGAAAATAATAATAGGATTATTGAACTTCCAATAGACGACTGTTTAGATTTAACTGGATCAGATATTTGCTCAGTTGAAAATATAACTGTTACAGGAACAATAACACTACCAACTGGTTCTGTAACAAGCTTTACAGGTAATTATAGTGACTTAGCTGACGCTCCGTTTATTCCAACATCATTTTTAGATCTAGAAGATATAAATGACGGAGAAGCAAATACCTACTTAAAAACTGACGGTGCAGGTAATTTTTCTTTCCGACCGTTGTCGATGAGTTATCTAAACCTAACAGATGTTCCAGCTATTCCAACATCACTTACAGACTTACAAATTTCAGACGGAAGCGATGGACAATATCTAAGAACTGACGGAAATGGTAACTTTACATTTCAAAATATTAGTGATATTAGTTTTGGTAATTTAATCATAGATAACAACACAATTTCAAATAGTACACTAAATCAGCCTATAATATTACAACCTAACGGTGTAGGCTCTGTAACAATTGCAAGTAATACAAGTTTAATTATACCTGTTGGTGATTCTAATACAAGATCACCAAATTTACAAGGCGCAATTAGATTTAATACAGACGGAAATGTTTTTGAAGGATACAATGGAACTGGTTGGGCAAGCTTAGGAGGAGTAAGATCATTAGATGGAGAAACATATGTATTAGCAGAATCGGCTCCAGGTGCAGGCGATGACAAATTACTGTTTTATACCGACGGTGTTTTAAGATTAGAAATAACTAACAATGAAGTTAATTTTAACGATGCCCTAACTGTGAATATAGACACACTGAGTGTTACAAATTTACAACTAGAACAATCATTAGATTTATCAGGAGATGTAAGCTTAGGAGATTCAGCCGACGACACGTTAACACTGTACGCAAAAGTCGACGGAGATATTATACCAAAAATAAATGATACTTTTACAATTGGTAGCAAAGATTTCAATTGGAGAAATTTATTTGTAAGCGAACGTGCTTTTATAAACGATTTTGAATTGCCATTGACAGATGGTAGTAAAAATCAAATTATGTCTACTAACGGTGAAGGTCAATTAAATTTTAAGAGCCCAGATTTATGGGGAGGTAATAGGGTTTACGTAAGCAGTATATACGGTAGTGACGAAAATGACGGCATAACTGCTCCAGTAAAATCTATTAAAAAGGCAATTCAAATAGCAGGTTCTATGGTTTTTGAACCATTGACTTTAGACGAAACTATTGAATTTGAAACAAGCAATCTAAGATTACAAAAAGAAAGTATAGCTGATGCAACAATAAAATTTATAGCCGATACCTATGGTAGTTCTTTCGGTTATGATACAATTAAATGTCGTAGAGACATGAGTTTAGTTATTGATGCAGTTTTGTTAGATCAAGCACTAGGCACAAATTATAATCAAGTTACTGCAGCAAATAGTTTTTTACGAGCAAATGCTACCTATACAAGTCAAAATGAATCTGCAAGAACTGTAATAGCCTTAAATGAATTAATAAGTCAAATAACAAATTTAAATATTTGGAGTACAGCACTAACAGATATTACAACAGGTATCAACCAAGTTAAAACATATATTGACACACAAGATCCAAACACAATTAATCCATTAAACTATCCTATTCCAAGCGTACTACCAACTCCAAATGCATTAGAAGCCCATTTACGTATTGGTGGTAATTTACTTTTTATACAAGATGAAATCACTGCTTGGATTGCAGAAAATTATCCAGCATTGGTTTATGATAGCACAAAATGCAGGCGTGATATTAGTTACATAATTGATGCATTAAAACACGATATCCTATACGGTGGAAATTACGGATCTATTACAAACGCAAAAGCTTATTTTGTGGGAACTGCTGGGCAATTAGGAGTAGGACAAGAAACTGCGACTGCAGACGCTTATGTTCATATGGCTGAGATAGTTACAAAAGTAGTTTTGGGGCAAACGATAAGTCCAACTACTGGCAATAATACTGCACAAGATTTGACAGGATCAAATGCAACAAAAACTGAAGCATTGCGTCTAAAAGAACTTATTGGAATAATTATTGATGTAATTAATGATAATAGCATAGATAATATTACAAGAATTATAATGCCTTCAAATTCTTGGACAGATATTAGGAGAAAAGATGCAACGAATATTATTAAAGAAAATGAATATGAAATAAAAAATAATGTTATAAATCATATAAATGTAACAGAAAATTTGTATGATAGCATCAAATGTCATAGAGATGTTCAAGAAATAATTGATTCTGTTATTTACGATTTACGGTATGGAGGTAACAGTAGGACTGTTACGGCAGGAGAATCTTATTATGATGCAAATAATAATTTATACATAACAGGACAAGTTACAGAAACTCAAGCAGCAATATCCTATGCCAAAACACTAGCCTTAAACTATGTTACTGGAACAAGGGCAACGGCTTTATCTGCAAGTATGGATCTAATCAATGATATAATTACAGACAAGACAAATGCACCGGCAAAAGTTTTTGGTGATTATAAAATTAAAAATATCACAGTAATGATAGCAACAGGTGACTATATAGAAGATAATCCTCTTATTGTCCCAGATAATGTAAGTATAATCGGAGATAATTTACGTAGAGCTATTATCCGTCCAAAAAATGCTAATAGAGATATGCTACGTGTACGAAATAGCGTCTATGCAACAGGAATAGTATTTAGAGATCATTTAGACGCAACTGGCACACCTGACTATACATTTAGATATTGTGTAAGTTTTGATAATCCATTAGATACTGCAACTAGTAGAGCAGGGTATGGTGATTTACCTGTTACAAGACCAAAAATATTTACATCTCCCTATATACAAAATTGTTCAATCATATCATTCTTAGGCGGTAATGGTGTAGAAATTGATGGTAATTTAGTAGATGTACCAAACATTCCACCAACAAATATAGAAGCGGAAAATCCTGTAGATCTAGCAGATGGCATTCCTGAACAAGGTAAATCAATGGTAGCAAATGCATTTACTATTTTATCCTTTGGAGGAAATGCGTGGAGGGTTATTAACGATGCATATGCTCAGATAGTAAGTTGCTTTGTGATATTTTGTGAAAACGGTTGTTTAACACAAAACGGGGGTTACCTTTCAATCACAAACTCAGCATCAAACTTTGGTTTATTTAGTCTTAGATCTACTGGGTATAGTCAAAACAGCTTCATATATGACAGAGGCTATATTTTCAAGCAATTTGAAGTTGAAGGATTTCAAACATTTGGAGTGTTAGGTTTAAAACGAGCACCTTTAGAACATTATGTCCTAAGATTAAAAGACAACCTAGGCTCAAACGATGTAACCGATAGTTATCTTTTTAACGAGCAAAATAATTTAGTTTTTGCAGAAGCAATTGATCCTGATATAACGAATGTTTCTGGTAATCAAATTACATTTCCTCAAGCACATAATTTCCTAACTGGTGATTATGTTGAATATGATGCAAATGGTGATGCTGAAATAGTGGGACTCTTAAATGAAGTAAAATATTATGTCTCAGTTCCAAATCCAACATCAATAATACTTTATCACGATGAAGACTTTGGAAAGCCAGTTAGAACCTTAGATGCATCTGTATGTACTGGTACTCATTATTTTAGGAAAGGTGACGAGTACGTATATGTAGAAGAAGTACTTGAAACACATAACACATATCAAGATTGGCAACTTCCTATTACAGAAGGTGGACAAACTGTTAATTATGGAATTGTTGTAGGAAACTTTTTTAGTGCAACTAATACAAGTGGCAAAACAATTTTTGCTGGAGTCGCCGGATGGGACTTCGCTAATAAAGTGATGACAGTAAGTATTGAACTTGTTACAGAAGGTACTAATACTGTAAGAAATTTAGGAGATGCAGGAACAACAATTGCTAACGGACCGCTACATAGTTTTCCAGGAGGCAATATAACTGTTTTAAGTACAAGTCCTAGAACAGATTTATATACTAGTGATTTTAAAATCCTAACTACTCAAAACCCAGGTATTATAGATATTGCAAACACAGTTACAAAACAAGTTTATTTCCACAGACCGTCGATTTGTAATTCATCGGCCCATACTTGGGAATTTGCTGGTTCGGGTATTGACTATAATGCTCTTCCACAAAACGGCGGTTTGACCGATGAATTTTTTGAACAAGTTAGCACAATACCAGGTAGAGTTTATAGTTCAGGAACCAATGAAATTGGTGACTTTAAAGTAGGTACCTTTGTCAGAGCCTATAATAGAACAGGAAACATTGATTTCAAAAACAAAGTAAACATTGGAGAATTAGATTCATTAAGTTTAAGTCTAAGTTCAGGTATTGTTGTTAGTTCAATATCAGGAGATATTGAACTTGGAGATAATGAAATTGGTGGTCCTAGCAATAGCAGATTAATTACTCAGTTAGCTATTAGAAGTTTTCTAGAAAACAGACTTGGTGATTTTATTGATAAACAAGTTTCATCAAATGCAATACCTAGTTCAGTAGTCCAGCTTAATTCCTCAGGGCAAATAAATTCTGACTTAATCCCTCCACAAGGAAACTTTACTGCATATATAGTAGAAACTTTTAAAGGAAGATTAGAATTACACGAAACAATACCTGTAACAGATCTAAATGCCGGCGACATTGTTATTGAAGAATACGACGAAATAACACTTACACTAACAGATGTTGTAAGTCTTGTTGAGGGAGAAACAATTACCCAAACAACTAATTTCGGAGCTGGCAGTATTATTGCAACTGGTGTTGTAAAACAAGATTTTACCAACCAAACTGAAATTAAATTAATAGAACCATTTACTGGTACATTTACAGCAAACGTAACACAAAATACATTATCGGGTTCTACAAGTGGTCCTTTGTTAGACACGCAAACAGACGGCATTTATCCTCTAAGTGTTGCTGGTCCAGTAGAAGTTAGACAAAATTACTTTATAACAACAAGTAGAGCTAAACAATATTTGATTACTGATCCTAGCCAGTCATATACTTTTACACAATTAATTTTAGACGGAACACAGATACAAGGAGCCGTTAGTAATGCAGTAGGCGTAATTGATGAATATAAAGAAGGCGTTTTAACCGGTGTAGATATAATTAATGATTTGCCAGGGGGTACAGGATACACACCAGGAACTTATGTAGATGTTCAACTTGTCTATGGACCTAATAGCGGTGGATCTACATTAGGGGAATTTGCTTTAGCAGATATTGTAGTAGATGCATCAGGTGAAGTTACAAGTGTAGACCTAAAGCGTGGCGGGTATGGTTATGCAGAAGGAGAATTATTATCTGTACCAGTTAACCCAGGAGATGTTACATTACCAGGTGCATCATATGTACCTAGATCAGCAGCAGGAATTGATTTTGAAATCACTATTTCTAATATTGAAAATAGATTATACTTAACTTTAGACCAAAGTGCTGGTTTAGAATTTAATGCAAACAACACAAATTTGGACTTTATTGTAGATGATACAGATATAAGTGTAACAATCACACAAGGAACACAATTTACAGCAGGCTTTAAGGGCGATACAACAGGAGTTGATCAGGCAAATGATTACATTATTTTCCAAGCCCCTCATCCCTTTGTTAACGGAGATCATGTAAGATACAATTCGAATTCTAATCCAGTTGTACCAAATTTGGTTAATGGCGATACATATTATGTAAAAGTAATAGATCCTAATACGATCCAAGTATATACTGATTATGGTTTACAAGGACAAAACCTAGTTAATATTGCTGGAACTAGCGGCACTAATAACCACTTTTTTGAGACCGATAGCCTAGCAATAGATGTAGATAGATTTTATCTAGCAAGCCACGGTCTAAGCACAGGAGATGCTGTAAAAGTTACTGCCGCAGACGCACCTGTGGGAATGACCAGTGGAGAATTCTTATTCGTTGGTAGTGTTACACAAAATACATTTACATTACATGAGGCAAGAGGATCTGCATTAAGCAGCACAAACGGCTTAGTTGTAGCTTCCCAAAATTATTTGTCAGCAGGTACAGGTGATATAATAATCCGTAAACAAACAGTTATAATTATAGGAGATGCAAATACTAGTGGACAGTTAGAAACAAGTTGGAGTAACTTAACAACCACTACAATTGATGCTTCAAATATAATAAGTGGAATTATCGATCCGGCCAGATTAGGAACAGGAGCTGCAAATAACAGTACATATCTTCGAGGAGATAATTCTTGGCAGTATGCAGTTGCAGGTTTAACAAACACAACATTAAATGATCCTATTACACTTACTGGCAATTTTTATAATGACGGTTTAAAAAACATATATTATGGTAACATTGATATCAAAGTTGAAAAGGCAAGTTATTTAAATCCTACAGCACCTATAGCTAACGAAGAAACATTAGGTGTAGCAGCATTTGCGTATGATTATTTTACAATTGGGAATAATGGTTTAGTAACAACAAAGCTCACTACAGACGGTGGAAAAATAGATGCTCTTTATCTGTCACAACAACCTGCAAGCTATTACAGAAATCCTGTTAATTTATCACGAGATGTTCCTATAGAGCACGGCGGAACCAATAGGTCAACTTACACACAAGGTGATATCCTGTATGCAGAAACAGACTTACCAGTTGGAAACGCTTATTCATCAAGTTTACAAGTACTACCGATTGGAAATGAGCATGATGTAATGGTTGTTAACGGGACAGGACATCCGTCTTGGACTGGTAATTTGATCTTAAACGGAGCTACCATTGCAGATATACAGATAGGAATAACAAATTCAAACGAAATAGATACTACAGTCGGCAATTTACTTTTAGATTCATTTACTGGTGAAACAGTAATTGATGATAATTTAACTGTCACTGGAGATTTAACAGTCCAAGGAACTACAACAACATTAAACACTACTACTTTGGACGTAGAAGATCTAAACATTACAGTTGCAAAGGGGGCTGCAGATGCTACAGCAGCAGATGGTGCAGGTTTAACTGTTGATGTAGGTACAAACAATCCTGTAATTGCCAATCCCACAATTACTTATACAAGCACTGACGATCGTTGGAATATCAATAAAACATTCAGCGCAGGATCAAATACCTTTGTTTCAACAGCCACTGTAGGTTTTGTAGGGAACGCAACTTCCGCTGATAAGTGGGCAACTGCTAGAACAGTAACATTCCAAGACAATGGTGCCTCAGTCACTGGTGTAACAGGTTCATTCACAATAGACGGAAGTGCAAATGTTAATAATGTAGTGCTAACATTAGTAGATGAGCAAGTACAAGACATTGTAGGAGCAATGGTTAGCAGTAATTCAGAAAGTGGTATAGCGGTAACTTACAACGATACTTCCGGAACCTTAAATTTCGACGTTGAAGATCCAACAATAACTATAAGCGGATCAGTTTCAGGTTCAGCTCAAATGATAAATTTAGCAAATGTTGAAATTAGTGTATCTCCTGTCGCTGATGCAGTTACGCTAGGAACACACACAACTGGAAACTACGTAGCAACTGTAGGAATTGGAGAAGTAGATAGCACTGCTGGGTTAACATTAACAGGAGCAGCAGGAGAAGGAACAGCCGTTACACTTAGCCATGCAGATACAAGCAGCCAAGCAAGTACTACCAATGCCAGTCTAAATGTTATACAGAATGTAACTGTTGACACATACGGACATGTAACGGGTCTAAGTTCAATAAACGTAGAAATCGGGCTTAGTGGTATAACTTCAGTAGGAGCAAGTACTACAGATGCAATTACTGTAGGTGGACTTACAACCACTGCTAATTTAGTAATCGATGGTGGAGATGCTGCACAGGATACATCAATAGGGTCGTTGATTTGGCGTTCAAACAATTCTGTTGCATCTGACTTTGATTATGCCTATATAGATACCATAATAACAAACAAAGGCACTACTGCTGAAGCTGGTAATTTACGATTTTATGCAAGTTCCAGTAGTTCTGCAGCATTAAGCTTTTACGCAACATCAACCACGTTAGAACCAGGAAGTACTAATTCAATAGATTTAGGAGCGCAGACTAACGTATGGGCAAATTTACACATTACTACTGTAAATGCAGTCAATGTAAATGCAAGCGGTGGAGTAGTTACTAGTGGATTGACTGCTACATCAACTACAAATTTAAATGGAGATGTCAATTTAGGCGATCAAACTACTGATACAATTACATTTAATGGTAGGATAGATAGTGATGTACTTCCAAGCACTAACAATACTAGAAGCTTAGGGTCATCAAGCCTTACTTGGAATACTATTTATGCAGGAGTATTTGCAGGAACTGCTACAAAAGCACAATATGCTGACTTAGCTGAAATGTATGCCGCAGACGACCATTATACTCCAGGAACTGTAATGATGTTTGGAGGAGATAAAGAAGTTACTGCTGCAAAAGGATTAGGAACAACAAAAGTAATTGGGGTTGTCTCTACTGATCCTGCATATTTAATGAACAGTGAACTTGACGATGGTACTGCAATTGCACTAAAAGGCCGTGTTCCATGCTTGGTAATTGGAAAAGTAGAAAAGGGAGACATGTTAATTGCTAGTGATACAGCAGGAGTAGCAATAGCAACAAAAGAATTTATAGGCGGCGCTATAATAGGTAAAGCAATAGAAGCTAGCAATGATACGGAAATCAAAGTTATTGAAATTGCCGTTGGTGTTTTATAAGGATAAAGAATGTCTATTCAGAATATAAATATTGGTTATTTGGCAAATGATGGTACAGGTGATGATCTTAGAGATGCTTTCATCAAAGTTAATAACAACTTTGATGAAATGCAACTTTTACTAGACAATGCTATAGTAGTAACAGGAGAAAGTGTCGGTCTTGGTAAAAATATTTTTAAACAAAAAATTGGTAATATTTTAGAATTTAAAACTTTAATACAAGGAAATAATGTATTACTAACTGAACATGGTGATAGCGTAACAATTACAGCCGATAGTGGATTAGAACAAATTATTGTTTTAACAGAAGCAGGAAGTATAATTTTGCCTGGTGGTCAACAACTACTAAACATTTACGGCGGTACAAATATTGGAACTGCTGTACAGGTAGACGGCACTGATTCTTATTTAAAAATTAATGTAAAAGGCGATGGATTACTAGAATTAGATACAGATCCACATCTTGGAGGCGATTTAATTGGTAACAATAAAAGTATATACGATGTCCATAACGTAACTGCTAATCGCTTCCAAGGAAATTTAGAAGGAACAGTTTATGGTATAGATGTTAGACAAATTAATAACGCTTTATTAGAATTTGATTTTGGCGGCATTTATCAAACAGTTTCTAATATCATTGATTACGTATATCTTACTACAGATATGGATTTTGGTACTATTACATCTCCTAGTGGTATTGTCGTAGATGAAGGAACATTCTAATCCAATAAATATATTATAAGGAGTTGATATGGGGTTTTGGAATAGACCTTCAGGTATAATATTAGCTGAGCTAGAAGAAAAACGAACTACATCAATATCGTTACCAATTGCAAGCAATTTTTTACCTATACAAGAAAATAATATAACAGTATCTTTACATTCTGGAAATCTTCCCCGTGGAATGTATTTAGAAAATAGGACTATCAAAGGCACACCATTTGAAGTTTTAATTGACACAGTTTACACATTTGTCATTAGAGCAGAACAATATGGAGTAATAGAAGATAGGACATTTAAAATAATAGTGGTAGGTTCAGACGAGCCTGTTTGGTCCACGCCCGCAGGAAACTTACCTATAGGCGAAAATAATAGATATTTCATAATTGATAGCGAAATTGTAGACTTCCAATTAATTGCATACGATCCAGATACATCAGCAGGAGATGTGATAGAATATTACATACAGCCTGGTGACGGAGAATTACCTCCTGGATTAAGTCTTACTATCGATGGCAGGATTGTTGGCATTGTAGAACCAGTTTTAGCCTTAGAAAAGCAAGCAGGATCAGGTAATTATGACGCAGGCTTATATGGTTCTTTCCCATTTGATTTTGGAGGGGAAGTATCGGATAATGGTTTTGATAGCTGGTTCTATGATACCGTTGTTTTTGATACAGAATTTCCTTCAGCAGTTCCGAGGAAATTAAATAGATATTACAAATTTTTAGTCAGTGTAGCTGATGCAACCACAGTTGTAAAAAGAGAATTTACAATTTATTTAGTAGGAGACGATTTCCTAAGAGCTGATAACACAGTAATGAAAATTGCTAATGGAGTGTTTACAGCTGACAATACACACATAAGAACGCCGGTTTGGTTAACACCTGCAAATTTAGGTTTCAAAAGAGCAAACAATTATATAACAATTTTTTTAGATGTAATAGAATTAGATTCATTAGTTGGCATAATTACATACGAATTACTTGCTACAAATACTGATGGAAGTCCTTCCACTGTTCCGCCTGGATTAAAATTTGACGAGTATAACGGAGAATTAGCAGGAAGAGTACCTTATCAAAATGCAGTAACTAAAGAATATAAATTTACTGTAAGAGCAAAAAGAAGATTTCCTAATTCAACAGAAGAAACAATAAAAGATAAAACATTTTATATAAGTTTGCTTGGAGAAATAGATAGCAATATCCAATGGCTAACAGAATCAGATTTAGGATTAATTAGTACAAATTTTGTAAGCGTTTTAAAATTAAATGCACAAACCACAGTTCCTAATGCAATTTTAATATATAATATAGAAAATGGGAATTTACCTCCAGGATTACGGCTTTCGCCCGACGGATCTATTGTAGGAAAAGTTAATTCTTACGGTGACAATCAAAATCCAGGGGTAACATTATTTGACACTGCAGAAACAACTTTAGATTTAAATACAACCACAATAGATAGAAAATATGAATTTACTGTAAAAGTAAGAGATCATGTTGGTTATTCTGCTATATCAAAAACATTCTATATACAAATTAAAGATCCAAGTGATAAAAATTTTAGCAATTTATATGCTAGACCGTTACTTAAAGAATCTTTACGCCTAGAATTTAAAAACATTATTAATAATCAAGATTATTTTAATAATGAGTATATTTATAGACCTTATGATCCGAATTTCGGCATACAAAGGAATCTTAGTATGTTAGTGTACGCAGGCATAGAAACAAAAGATTCTGGCTATTATGTATCTGCAATTGCAAAAAATATTAAAAGAAAAAAATACATATTAGGAGATATAAAAACTGCAGAAGCTAAAACACCAGGCACAAATGATATTGTATATGAAGTAGTTTATATAGATGTTATTGATTTAGGCATTGCAGAGCGTAAAGGTGTTAGAAAAGTTATAGAGGTAAATAAAAACAAGAAAATTACTGTTGACCAAAGTTTATTTAACCTAGATTTAACAAGTCCGCAAATAGCAAAATCTAGAGGCATACGTATAAAAACTAATTTGCAAGGAATAATAGAAATAGATTTTGATCCAAATTTTATTATAGAAGCTAGGACTGGTGAAAATTTATTAATTGATATTAATCCTCTTACAATTAATGAAAAAGTTATTGCTGGTAACCAAATTCCGGGCTATAACGAACCTTTTAGGGTAAAACCTGATCCAGAAAACACAATTAAAACAGATTATAACGGAATAAGTGTAGATGGAAGTAATGCAACAAAAAGATACATTTCTAGTATAAATCATGTTAGAGAAAATATACGAGCAATAGGAGAAACTGAAATTGAATTTTTACCTCTTTGGATGCGTACTGCCCAAGGCAAAACTTTAGAATATCTAGGCTATACAAAAGCTATACCATTATGCTATTGTAAACCGGGCACAAGTAAAGAAATTTTAAGTGCATTAGAAAGAGATAAAATCTCATTTAAAAATTTTAATTTTGATATTGATCGATTTGTTATAGATACAACAACAGGAAATTCGAATGAGCAGTACCTAGTATTTCATAATTACAAATACAACATTTAAAAACAATAAATATTAATGGAGAAAGCATGTCAAGTATAGTTTCAATAGATATAAATGAAAATTTTCCTGTAGCTGGACAGGATAACGATAGTCAAGGATTTAGAGATAATTTTAACATCATTAAAAACTCATTAGCAACTGCTAATGCAGAAATTACAATTTTAGAAAATAATACAGCAAAAACCAACACTGACAATAATTTTAACAATAACGAAATTCAAGAAGCAGTTCTTGTGAATACAACGCAAAAAACTACAACACAAGCAACAGCAACTTCTATTCCAATAAATTGGACTTTTGGCCAGCACCAAAAAGTAATAGTTTCAGATGATGTTACATTAACTTTGGCATCCTGGCCTGCAAGTGGAACCTATGGTGAAATAATTATTACTGTATTAGCCGATGATGTAGAAAGAACTATTTCTTGGGCAGCAACAGAGGGAAATAATATCAAATATACCACAGACGGTTTTTCTCTAAATTTCACTACGCAATCTAGTACAAATCCAAAAATCTTTAAATTTTGGTCAATAGATGGAGGTGCAACTGTTTATGCTCAATATTTAGGAGAATTTGTATCTTGACTCATCCCTTATCTGGTAATTTATCTGCTTTTACAGATAAAGAATTATATGACAAATATAAAGAATTACAAAATAAATATTGGTCTGTTAGCAACATTTCTGTAAAACTTCAAATAGAAATGCTATTAGCAGATTATCATTTAGAAATAGAAAATAGAAAAGGAAAAGAAAATAAAGAACTTGACGAGTTAATAAAAGTAGTATAAAATAACTTTATGTCAGAAAAAACAAAAGAAATAATGCATCTAATGTACTTGAATAATTTCGAAATTCTAAAAAAATTAGAGATTTCGCAAGACATAGATGTAAAAAAATATAATAAACATGCATCTAAATTTAATGCGCCTATACTACAATATAAATCAGAACAAGATCTCCCACAAGAACAACAAGATAAAATACTTCAGAGTGCCTGGCTTATGCCAGCTAAATATAGTTTGATTAACATTGAAGATTTTTTAATTGCAAAATGCAATACAAGAGAAGAACAAATAAGAGTACAGGAAGAGTTATCAAAATACAAAGATCAGAACTTATTGCCATTATTACAATATATGATATTTCTTGTTGACACATTACGGCAAAATAATATTATCTGGGGTGTAGGTCGTGGATCAAGTGTATCTAGCTTTGTACTTTATTTAATTGGTATAAATAGAATAAATCCAATAAAATATAATTTAAATTTTCATGAATTTTTAAAATAAGGGAAAAACAATGGAGAAAAATACAAGAGTAGCAGGCGGTGTATATCTTTCTGCTAAAGGAAAAAAAGTAGATATGGATAGCTTACGCCAACGAAATGAGTTAATGCCAGCTGTAGGTAATATTCCCGTAAATGCAAGAGGTGACTTATTAGGGAAAGGCGGAAAAATTATTAAGACCCGAGAAACCATAATGAAAGAATATTATGAAAAAAGTAAAGGCATGCCCGAAGAACAAATTGAATATCCTCAAGAGATTAAAGTTGAGAATACCATAGATTCTCCACAGAAAAAAAATAAGAAAAAAGCAGAACTTAACACAGACAAATGGTTAGAAGACGCAGACGGAAATTTTATTCCTAAGGAAGCTTGATGCGTAGATTTTTTGTTTATCATATAACAAAAAATTACTGTATAGAATTAGATTTTTTTAAATCTTTTATTTCTTTAGGTTGGTTTGCAATATTAAATTACACAATGGACATTAGATTAAAAGGATCACATAAAGGATTTTATTGGTCCTTTTATCTACTAGGTTTTAAAATTTTTGAAATAAACATTTACAATAAAAATCACGAAGAAGGTCGTGTTTACGACCCTATAATAGATTATTAAAGGATATATGTACAATACAGTTAAAGGCAATTTAAAACCAGTTAAAGACAAGGTGCTTGTCAGTGAAATGCATTTTGGTGAGCAAGTCACTGCTGCAGGAATTATCTTACGTGACGACGACGGAAAAACACACGGCATACATCCTAGATGGGGTCGTGTATGGGCAAAAGGACCTACAAATAAGGAAGATTACGAAGTTGGTGATTGGGTATTAGTTGATCACGGACGCTGGACACATGGGATTAAATTAGAAACAGACACAGGCGAAATTACTGTAAGGATGGTAGATAATAAAGACATCTTAATGGCAAGTGAAGAAAAACCTGCAGACATTATTACAGGAGTAGAATGAGTCAAATTGATTTAAACAAATACAAAGAATTTGTATCAGCAGTTACTTCAGCAGAAAGTAATGATACAAACGCTATGACAAAACGATTAAACAAAATTGAAAATGAAACTAACGTAAATATGGCACTACTTTTAACAGGTGCTATTGGACTCTCATCAGAAGGAGGAGAATTTGCAGAAATTGTTAAAAAATGCGTATTCCAAGGCAAGCCACTTGACCAGGATACTAGGTTCCATATCAAACGAGAACTTGGTGATATACTTTGGTATTGGATTAATAGTGTTCGTGCAATGGGGCTTGACCCGAATTCAGTGATTGAAGAAAATGTAAATAAACTTAAAGCAAGATATCCAGAGGGTGAGTTCGATGTATACTACAGCGAAAACCGTAAAGAAGGCGATTTATAGTGTTTTATTTTTCATCAAACGCAGTCTGCATTTTAGCAGGCGAGATAGCAAAAAGTAAAATTATAAAGGAATAATTGTTATGAACACCCTATTTCAATCTAACGTAAACTCTATTAGACAAACAGACGATGCTGGATTACAGCAGTTTATGACTACAATGTATAATCATACAGCCGCAGGATTAGCGGTAAGTGGTTTTACATCTTATATGGTGTATGCTACCGGTCTTATTAACATATTCCTAAGCGGTATTATGCTTTGGATTACAATGCTAGCTCCGCTCGGCATGATACTGTATTACAGTTTTAAAGGACAGGATTGGGATGTTTCTGCTATAACCAAATTTTATTACAGTTTTGTAATAGTCATGGGTATTGGAATGAGCAGTGTTTTTGCTGTATTTTCTAGCACCAGTATTGTAGAAGCATTCTTAGCAACAGCATTAACATTTGGTGCTGCAAGTGCTTATGGTTATTTTACAAAAAGAGATCTAACCAGTTGGGGTAGCTTTTTAATTGTTGGCCTGATTGGCATACTAATAGCTGGTTTAATAAATTTGTTTTTTGGTAGTCCGATGATTTCGTTTGTAATAAGTGTATTAGGTATAATTATCTTTACAGGCCTGACAGCTTATGATAGTCAGCAAGCAAAGGAGATCTATCACACCACTGGAGATCCTAAATACGGTGTTCAATTTGCACTTAACTTGTACCTTAATTTTATCAACCTTTTCCAAATGATCTTACATCTTATTGGCACTAGAGAATAATTTAACCATTGACATCCTACTATAGTATGCTATTATTATAGTAGGATTTTTTATGACCACACGGAGACACTTTGCAACCTAGCCCTATTAACACACTACAACAATTGATGATTATTACCGCAGAAGAGTGCGGTGAACTTACACAAAGATGTAGCAAGATCATACGGAAGTATGCTACAATAGAAGAAATAGAAGAAGAGCAAAGACAAAAATTCGTAGAGGAAGCAGGCGATGTGTTGTGCATGCTAGAATTATTAGTAGCACACAAAATCACCAATTGGAAAGAGCTTAGACATCGTGTATCAATTAAACAGGATAAACTTAAAACTTGGAGTGAGTTAATCAAATGAAAGAACTTTGGGTAGAAAAATATAGACCTAAGTCTGTAGAAGGATATGTTTTTAGAGATGAAGCACAAAAAAAGCAGATACAACAATGGATTAAAGATCAAAGTATTCCACATTTGCTTTTTAGTGGGAATGCAGGTATAGGCAAGACAACTTTAGCAAAATTACTGCTAAATGAACTAAATGTGAATGAGTTTGATATCTTAGAAATAAATGCAAGTCGTACTAACTTAGTTGACGATGTGAGATTTAAAATTGTAAACTTTGTCCAAATGATTCCTTTTGGAGATTTTAAAGTTGTGCTTTTAGACGAAGCAGACTATTTAAGTCATAATGCACAAGCCGCTCTTAGAGGTGTTATGGAGGAATATCATGAGTTTGCTAGATTTATATTAACATGTAATTATCCTAACAAAATTATTCCTGCTATCCATAGTAGATGCCAAGGATTCCATATTGCTCGGGTAGATCAAACAGAATTCACCGCTAGAGTAGCAGAAATTTTAATTGCAGAAAATGTAACACCAGATCTCGATATCCTTGATACATACGTCAAAGCTACCTATCCAGATTTACGCAAGTGTATAAATATGGTGCAAATGAATGTACAGGATAAAAGTCTACTTGCTCCACACGAAAGTGACTCTGGCGAAGCCGACTGGAAACTAGAGATGGTAGATCTTTTCAAAGCAGGTAAAATTGCAGAGGCTAGAAAGCTACTATGCGGCACAGTCCGTCCTGAGGAAATGGAGGGTATTTATAGATGGCTTTACGAAAATTTAGAATTATTTGGCGATGACGAAAAACAAGATTCAGCAGTATTAATTATTAAACAAGGACTAGTTGACCACACATTAGTTGTTGACCCGGAAATTAATCTTGCTGCTGTACTAATTAAATTGAGTAGACTATGACATATATTGTAGATGACAACTGTATTAATTGTAAACACATGGATTGCGTAGAAGTATGTCCAGTAGACTGCTTTTACGAAGGAGAAAATACTTTAGTGATTAATCCAGACGAATGTATCGACTGCGGAGTATGCCAGCCAGAATGCCCTGTAGATGCAATTTGGCCTGACACCAAAGTTGATCCAGCAAAAAAGCAATTTTGGATAGACTTTAACCATAAATGGTCGCAAGAGTGGCCAAATATTACTGTTAAACGAAAAGAAGATGTACCAGCGGATGCAGCGGCATGGGCATATCGCCCAAACAAGTTAGAAGAACATTTTTCAGAAAAACCCGGAAAAGGAGATCAACCAAAGGAAGATGAATGAAAGTAAGATTAGTTAGTTACTCCCAACCTGCAGAAGATTTCGCAAAATCAGTAGAAGTATTACCCAATGCACAGGATTTAGTTGCATATTGTGCAAGGGTGTCTAATCCTTCTAATCAGATGAACACTGAAACAAGCGAACGATTATTAAAATATCTTATTAAGCACAAACATTGGAGTCCGTTTGAAATGGTAAGTGCTTGTTTAGAAATAGAAACTACTAGAGACATCGCACACCAAATCGTACGACATCGCAGTTTTGCATTCCAAGAATTTAGTCAGCGATATGCAGATCCAGCTGAATTTGGAGATCAGTTTGTTATTCGCGAAGCTAGATTACAAGATGACAAAAATAGGCAAAACAGCATTGAAACAGACGATCCGGAATTAGAAGCACATTGGATACATAAGCAGCGAGAAGTTATTGCGGCTGCCAAAGCAGCATATGAATGGGCTATTGAAAACGGTATTGCTAAAGAGCAAGCACGGGTTGTATTGCCAGAAGGAAATACAAAGACACGCCTTTATATGAATGGCAGCCTACGTAGTTGGGTACATTACATTGAATTACGTGGAGCAAATGGGACACAAAAAGAACACATGGAAATTGCCCACGCCTGTGCAAAAGTTGTAGCAGAAATCTTTCCAAACATAATGAGCTTTGTAGATGAAGGATAAATTTATCCATGCATTTATGGACGTTGCGGAACGTTTTAGCAAATTATCTAGTGCAAAGCGACTGCAAGTAGGTGCTATTATTGTAAAGGATGATAGGATTATTTCTATTGGTTACAACGGTATGCCTAGCGGATGGGAAAATAATTGCGAAGCAACTATTTTTGTAACAAAAGCCGAAGCACAAGGCTATGATATGGTTGCTCAGGGCTACACTGAAACTGAAAAAGGTAACTGGACAAGATTAAAAACTCGGCCAGAAGTATTGCATGCAGAAAGTAATGCCCTTGCTAAACTTGCCCGCAGTAGCGAAAGTGGCGAAGGTGCAACAATGTTTATTACACATCAGCCATGTTTAGACTGTGCAAAATTAATTTATCAAAGTGGTATTTCTAGAGTATATTTTAAAGAGCCTTATCGGCTTGACACTGGATTAGATTTCTTACAAAAATCTAATGTTGAAGTATACAAAGTTTAGGGGCCTTTCGACCCCCCTCCTTAGTTAATGGGTTATTCGTCTCCGTAGATAGCTAGTACTTCTTTAACTGCTTCGTGACGTTCAATGTCACGATGCTCAAAGTTTACTATATCTAACCGGGTTAAATCACGAGTGTACAAATGTTTTATGAATGACACTAAACCATTGTCTGTAAGTCTATCTGCTTGTGCTAGATCACCAGTAACTACCATCTTAGAACCCTCTCCAATGCGTGTTAATAACATCTTCATTTGATTAGGTGTTGCATTCTGCATTTCATCTGCTAGAATAAAACTGTTCTTAAATGTCCGTCCTCGCATGTATGCTAGTGGTGCTATTTCTATAATGCCTTCGTCGATCATCATAGTTATTTCTCTGGCAGTGAAATATTCTCTTATGACATCGAATATAGGTCTAGTCCATGGAGCCATCTTTTGCTCTAGCGTTCCTGGTAAAAATCCTAAGTCTTCATCGACGCTAACTGCAGGACGAGTAACAATAATTTTTTCAACCTCACCTTCCTTAAACAGTTTTACAGCGATTTGTACTGCTAATAATGTTTTACCTGTACCAGCTGGACCTATTCCAAAGACGATGTCTTTATCTTTGTCTAGCAATTTTAACATGTAAGTTTCTTGATTTCTATTACGTGGTAGGACTCTAACTTGACGCTTTTTCTTATATGCATCAAATTCAACAACGTTATTAGTTGCTTCTTCATATTTCGGCTTGCGAGCCGAACGTCTTGCACCCATTAAGTTCCTCCTTGTTGGATAAAAAATAGGGCTTAACCTTAACAGTAAGGCTGTTGCCCTACACAAATATTTAGCTGTATCTTTTAAAGCTAAACTTACCTTAAAATACGATAAATAAAAGTAATAAATATAGGATTATCTGAAATGCAAGACATTTATGACGTAATAAAAAACGTAGAAAGAATATATGAAAGTAACACAGGTTTCCAAATCCTAAAAGATTTCGAGCGTGTATTAGATGAATTAGACTTATATGTCTATGATAATTGGGAAGACGGTGAATTAGCCGAAGGTCCAATTATAGATAGACATTGGGTAACATGTAAATTTTTCTGGGATAGGAATAAAATGCCAGATCCTATGGGAGGTAAGAGATTATTAGATTATGATTGCAAGATTAAGTATCAAAAAACTTATATGCTCAAACCTAGGAAAATACGCAAACCAGATGACATTAGACCGGGCACAAAAAAAGGGAAACTCGATCGTCGTCCTATTTGGATTGTAAGCATTATGATGCCTAAAAAATTATTAGCTGATATATATGGTAGCTACAAAGAAAAATGGGATTGGATAACAGATCCTGCAACAGAAGCAACAGCACCTGGTACTGAGCAACCAGCTGATGACCTAGCAGCAGGCGGAATGCCCGAAGGAATGGATATGGGTGGAGCAGCACCACCTGAAGCTGGAGCAGCACCACCTGAAGCTGGAGCAGCACCAGCAGGAGCAGTATAATGAGTCTACATAAGCACGATTTAAAATATATGATGTATGATATTTTTGAAGTAGATTCATATACAAGCAAAATGGGAGAAGATCAAGACATTGTAGTTGTAAGTTTTACAATGAAAGACAAGGCACCTGCAGACGATTTAGTTAAATTTTTAGAAAGCGGCTATAGTTTTATACTTGATGCAGATGTATCAGCAGGAGAACTAAAAGATGGAAATTATAAAGTTTTTGTAGAAATTGAAAGAGATAGACATATAGGCGAAAACTTATATGAAATGCTTGACGGTGTTAAAAAAATAAGCGGAGTAAATAATTTAAAATTCCGTTATTATAAAAACTTTAACAGCAAAGAAGCAACATTAGAAGCACTTACAGAAACAATACCAACAAGTGCAGATGATTACAGTGTAAAACTAGAACAAACAACAATGGAAAACTACAAGCATTTCTTTAGCAATAGTTATTGTGATAATATTGAGATGTTAAGCGAAACTATTGTATTACAAAAACCACACACAGAACGATTACAACTACGATTTTTAGATTTCGGTGACAAACAAGATGTATTTGATAGGTTAACAGAAAGTTTTAATCCATGGGATTTTGCAGAAATTATATATCTATCAAAATATATAGGCGATTATAATATTACCAAATATGGTAATAAATTGACGTTAGAAAACAAAGGAAAAACACTAGTTGTAGAACGCATTTCTTAAGGAGAACATAATGGCAAAATCCGACTTTAAATTTGCATTTGAACCGCCAATGGTTAAAGAATTATTACATGGAAATATTGAATGGAATAATTGGTATAATGCAATGTGTGAGATTTTGCCTCTTTGGGAAATTAACACTATTGACCGTGTAGCAGGATTTATTGCACAATGCGGTCATGAATCTCGTAACTTTTCTGTACTAACCGAAAACCTCAACTACTCAGCAGCCGCACTTAATCGCATCTTCCCCAAATATTTTATCCGTGCAGGTAAAAATGCACAAGAATATCATAGACAACCAGAACGTATTGCAAATGTAATCTATGCTGATCGCATGGGTAACGGTGATGAGGCTAGTGGCGACGGTTGGAAATATAGAGGCGGTGGTATACTGCAGTTAACAGGTTGTAATAACTATACAGCATTTGCAAAAGAAATGGGAATTACTGTAGATGACAGTGTAAACTATGTAAGGACAAAAAAAGGCGCCTTAGATAGTGCATGCTGGTTTTGGGACACAAACAACATAAACCGTTATTGTGACGATCAAGATATCGTGGGTATGACTAAACGCATTAATGGCGGTACAATTGGTTTGGAAGATCGCAAGAAGCACTGGGAACATGCATTAGATGTGTTAGGAGGCGATCTTGATTCTCACAGTGTTGACCATAATCAAATTGTTAAAAAAGGCAGTAGGGGGGCATTAGTCACAGAAATACAAGAACGATTAGATATTAAACCTGCAGATGGTATATTTGGTCCAGGAACTGAAGAAATAATAAAAATTTGGCAAGAAGATAACGGACTTTATCCAGACGGTATAGTAGGTCCTAAGACAATTGAAAAACTATTAGGCTGATTATGGGTATTTTTGCTGGCATAAAATATGGCTTAATAGCACTTGTATTACTTGCTGGACTTGCAGCATATGATTATGTAATAGATTTACGTGTAAATTTAGAACAAACAAAAGCTAACCTAGCAACATCCGAAGCAAACACACAATTGTTAGAAAATGAAATAGGTAAACAGCAAGAAGTGCTTGACCAATTACAAAAAGATTTTAAAGACATTACAGAAGCAAATAAAAAACTAGAAAATGTAAATCAAAAATTAGTAAAAGAGTATGCAGCACTTGACACAAAATTTAACAAGATTAATGCAAGTGGAGAAAAGCGAGACATTGGTAATCTTGCTGTACAAAAAACAAAAGCAATAGAAAAAATTGTTAATCGTGCAAGTGCCAATGCCTTAAGATGTGTAGAGATAGCTATGGGTAGTCCACTTACAGAAGAAGAAAAAAATGCAACAAAAAAATCACAGATCAATCCTGAATGTACTAGCATTGCGAATCCTAAATTCGTACAGTATTAAAATATTTGCATTAATATTACCCGTATTGTTTTTTGTAAACAGTTGTACAAAAGACATAACCCCTCCTCCTGTTAAAAAAATAGAAACAGTAACAAAATATATAGAAAAAACTCCCCTCAACTTAGACAAACCTGCCCCAGTAGAAATGAGTAAAGTAAACTGGATACTAATAACCGAAGATAATTACGCAGATGTATTTGCAGAATTAAAAGACAAAAATGCAGATGTTGTTCTTTTTGGTTTAACAGATGACAATTACGAAACCCTAAGCAAAAACTTTGCACAAATCCGTGCATACATAATCAAACAAAACGAAATAATAAAACAATATAAAAACTACTACGAAAATGTTACAAACTAACCAGATCTAATGTAACATTTGTATCGCTAAATACTATGTACGCCCGAGGGCGGTAATGGGGGCAAATATGGATTTAGCACAACAAGTACAAGGTATGTCACACACTGAGAGTTTTCAGATGCTAGGAATGCATCTAACTGACATGATAGTACCTTGGTTAGCAATCTTAATTAGTATAGCAGCAGCATTTTGGTTTAAAGATTTTGCACAAAATCTTGTAGCCGGTATGGCGTTTAAATATGGTGGCAACTTTCGTGAAGGCGATCAAGTCATCTTAGACGGACACGATGCTATGATTATTAAGATAGGCATGAAGGAAACTGTATTTGGTAGATACACGGACAAAGGTTACACCTGGCAATATGTACCAAATGAAAAAATTGAATACCACAAATTAGAGAAAATTGTACACAGAGATCTACACTTAGATACTGATATAGAAAAAGGGCAACAGATAATGGAGCTGATAGCAAAAGCTCAATCAACATACAAAAAACCATTGGAGGTAAACAAAGATGCCAAGGGCACATCCCCTCTCGAAGGATGAGGAAACCAACATAGTAGAAAACAAAACTGAAACAGGATTTGACAAATACAAATATGACGAAGAAATTGCTGTTCCTGCTTCTGAAGGAAGGGCAACAAAACGGGTAAAATTAGATTTAGAAGTAGATGCAACAGCAAAAGACCTTGGTGTAAATCCTTTTGCAAAATGGATACATCTTGCCCATGCTGTAGACAGCTGGCGAATTTTTCCACGTATCTTTATCCTAACCTATATTGTATTATTACATAAGAGTGTGCTATGGTATATGGAATTACCAAATCCTACTCTAGAACAATCTGGGCTTATAAGCATAGTAGTTGGGGCAGGTGCTGCTTGGTTTGGATTATATACAGGGAGTAAACGTTAATGTTGGTGTTTAGCTACGAAATTATGAACTTCTAATTAGCAAAGGTAATATTAAATTATAACTAAGTAGTATTATGGACTACTACGATTTACTCGGGGTTAAGCGGTCAGCCTCGGCAGACGAACTTAAAACCGCTTATAAAAGACAAGCAATGAAAAACCATCCTGACAAGGGTGGCGATCCTGAAAAGTTTAAACAGATAAACGAAGCTTACCAGGCATTATCTGATCCGCGGCAAAAACAGATGTATGACCAGTTTGGTACAACTGATCCGCAGCAAGCACAGATGAACCAAGGTGGTTTCCATTTTACATCAGGAGCAGGAGCTGATTTTGAGGACGTATTAAGACATTTTGGATTTGGTGCACATTTTGGCAGAGGTTTTGCTAATCAACAAAGACGAAATAAAGATATAAAATTAAGATTGTTAATTAATTTAGTTGATATTTTTACAGGAAAAACAGATACAGTAACATATAAACTGCCGAATGGAAAAACTGAAATTATAGATATTACAATCCCTCCAGGAATAGAAGATGGAGATGTGGTCAAGTTTTCAGGCTACGGGGACAACAGTTTTCCACAATTTCCGCGTGGAGACTTACTTATTCAAATACAAATAAAACCTGATCCAAATTTTAGACGCGAGGGTAGTAATATTTTTACAAGTATTAAAGTAGACATTTTTGACTTAATTATAGGTTGTCAAAAAGAAATTGCTACACCCGATAAAAAGAAAGTAAGTTTAACAATACCTCCAACTACTTTACCTAATACAGTATTTAACATTAGCGGCTACGGCTCTCCTAGCAGATCAACCAATCGCAATGGTAACTTGTTAGTAGAAGTAAAGCCAATCATGCCAAAATTAAATAGTAAACAGTTAGAGAGTTTGAAAAATTTTAAGAACAAGATTACTTGACAGCAAAGCAAAATTTATGTATAATAATAGAAATCTATTTTTAAAAGGATAATATGGTAGAGCCGAGTGAAGAATTAAAACTGGTTTTTGAAAAATCTATAAATGATGCAAAACAATTATTACATGAGTATGTAACCCTTGAACATTTACTGTTTGCTGTGCTTTGTAGTGACAATTTAGTCAATATACTAAAGGGATTTGGGTCAGATGTAGATTTTATCAAAAAAAATTTAGAACACTATCTAAAAAATGACTGTGGGGACATAACTTCTACAGAGCCTGTTGCAAAACCAAAAAAAACACAAGCAGTTGAACGTGTTTTAAATAGAGCATTTACCCAATGCCTTTTCAACGGTAGATCCCAAATCGAATTATCTGACATTATTCTTAGTATAATTGCTGAGAAAAAATCTATGGCAAGCTACTATCTCGAAAAAGGTGGTGTGAACAAAGATCAATTAACAGATTACTTGCATAATGAAATAGAACCTGATTTAGAGTTAGAAGAAAACAATAGTCAAGCACAAAGGGCACTTAAATCATTTACTGTAAATTTAAATAAAGAAGCAGAAAATAATAAAATCGATCCAGTAATTGGTAGAGAAGACATTATAGAATCTGTTGCATTATCTTTAGGCCGCAGACAAAAAAACAATATTATTCTAGTAGGTGATCCTGGAGTAGGGAAAACGGCTATTATAGAAGGACTAGCATATAAAATTGTCCATAAAGAAGTACCTGAATTTTTAAGCGAATATCAAGTATATAATCTTGATATAGGAGGCTTGTTAGCAGGGACAAAATATCGCGGAGACTTTGAAGAAAGATTAAAATTAATCTTACAAGGTTTAAAAAGCAAAGGAAAAACTATACTTTTTATTGACGAAGCACACATGATAAACGGTGCTGGCGCAGGAGGCGGTAAAGACTCAAATGATCTTGCTAATATGCTCAAGCCTGCACTAAGCAAAGGCAATATTAAAGTTGTTGCTAGCACTACGTGGGAAGAATATAGGAAATATTTTGAGAAAGACCGGGCATTAATGCGTAGATTCCAGCGTGTCACAGTAGAAGAACCGTCACCTGAAATCACTGTTGATATCCTTAACGGTATTAAAAAATATTATGAAGAATTCCATAATACAGAAATTACAGAAGAAGCTATCAAAGCAGCAATCAAATTAAGTGTAAAGTATCAAACTGATAAGAAATTACCAGATAAAGCTATAGATTTAATTGACGTTGCCTGTAGTAGATTTAACCTTATAGAGGATGAAATTGAAAGGAAGATTGATGACAAATCAATTCAATTTGAACTTGCAAAAATGATTAATTTGCCAGCAGAGCAGGTAGCAGAGAGAGAAACTGAAAATCTAGCACATTTGGAAAAGAATATTAAAGACAGTGTGTATGGACAAGACAAAGCCATTGAAGATCTAGTTGATAAAATCCTTATCGCACAAGCTGGTCTTAAAGAAGAAACAAAGCCAATTGGTAGTTTTGTGTTTATGGGACCTACAGGAACTGGAAAGACAGAAACTGCGAAACAGCTCGCTAATCATTTAGGAGTAAAGCTTGTAAGATTTGACATGAGTGAGTATCAAGAAAAACACAGTGTTGCAAAATTAATTGGTTCTCCTCCGGGATACGTAGGCTACGAGGAGAGTAACGGCCTTCTTATTACAAAACTAGAAGAACATCCTAATTGCGTTTTATTACTAGATGAAATTGAAAAAGCTCATCCAGATGTTTCGCAGATTTTACTACAAATTATGGATAATGGAAGGATTACAGGATCGCACGGTAAAGAAGCGGATGCAAGGAACTGTATTCTAATCCTTACAACCAATCTTGGTGCAGAAGAAGCAGAGAAAAACACTATAGGCTTTGGTAACGAGTTTGATCAGACGTATTCAGATACAGAACTCAAAAACTTTTTTGCTCCAGAATTTAGGAATAGGCTCGACGGTGTTGTCACATTTGGTAAGTTAAGTAAAGAAACTATGATGAAAATTGTAGGCAAATTTTTGTATGCACTTAGACAACAGGTACAGCACAAAAATATCACAATATCAATCGATGACGAAGCACTTGACATGCTCGTAGAGAAAGGATATGACAGCAAGATGGGTGCAAGACCGTTGCAGAGAATTATTGATAGAGAAATCAAAAAACCTCTTAGTAAAGCAATGTTGTTTGGTAGTTTAAAAAATGGCGGGAAATGTAAGATTGTGATTAAAGATAACGAGTTTGATATTACAGTAGAGGAGGAGCATGTTGCAGCACATTGAGACTACCAAGTTATATTATAATGAATACCTTTATGCGTTAAAATGTCAAAATCCTCTACTTACTATTTTCCGCGGATGTCAATCAGGCGCTAGCTGGGCAAGAAGAATACTTGACGGGCTACGTCCTTATTTTGAAGATAAGCAAAAATTATCTTCAGATATCCCGCATCACATAAGGGAGGAAATAAATAAAGGCAAGATTAAATATCGCCATTTTAGAGATGCACAAACAATTTATAAATGCCTAAGTGAAAAATTTTCAAGCCAAGAATTTAAAATTAGGATAGATTGGCCGTCATCTGCTAAGTTTTATGCAAACGACAAAGCATGGTTATTAGAGATGGCTACTAGAGTTGAATGTGCTTATGAATTCCATCAACCGGATCCGAAGTATGTTAATACATTATTGCAAAACGGGCACATCATCCTTGTTGATAAACCTCCCGTATATAAATGGAAAGTAAAATTTAACAGCAACAAAGGCAATCCTAACTTTGCTAAATGGTGCAAAAACAATCCAGACAAAATTAAAATTTCCGACAGCACAATAGAGTATATGGAAAAAAGCTACGGGCTAGAAGGATGTTTTATGTATGTACGTGATAAATCTGTATTAACACTTGTAACTTTAATGGCAGGAAATAACCTAGGTCGTACTGATGAACTTGTGTATTGTAAAGATTTAGATAAATAACAATATGTTAGTTTCTGAGATATTTAATACCGAAGCTGAGTACCAATCATGTAGAGCGTGGTAATATGAGATTAGATGAGATAGGAATTTCCTTACAAAAAGATATTGATTTTGATTTAGTAGAAGATGCTTTAGTATTCATGCGTAATAATCCTATGTTTTATAGGAAAGACTATTACCCAACTGTTGCTAAAATGGCAGATATGCACAGAGGAGGATCGTCATATGATCCTGATTCTATATTGTCGCCTATGGTAACAAGAGGTATTAATAGCTACTGCAAGGAATATAAACTTGCTAACATGCCAGATGACATCTTCCACGAAGACCATAGACGTAGATTATTGAATAAAATACGTGAAGAAGAATTAAAGCAGATAGAAAAAGGTGATTATACGTGAGGTTAAGACAGCTATTTGAAGCACCTGGTAAAACTGCTGCATTTGCGTTTGGCAGATTAAATCCTGCAACAAATGGTCATGAGCTTTTAGTACAAGAAATAGTAAAACAACCTGGAGATGCTTTCCTCTTTTTAAGTGATAGACCTGCTAAACTTCCTTCTGATCCTTTGTCAGCAGCAGAAAAATTAGATTGGGCACAAAAAAGCTTTAATAATATTGCTGTAGGTTTAGCAAAAAATGCTTTAGTTGCTGCAGACAGATTATACAAAATGGGATATACAAATTTAATATATCTAGAGGGCGAAGCTAAGATGGGCACTGTTATTAAAAAATATAACGGTGTAGAAGCTGCAATGCACAACTTTAATTTTGATAATATTGATCTAGTTAGATTAGAAAGAGATCCAGACGATCCCGGAGCCCGAGGCATGAGTGCAACAAAACTTAGACAAACTGTAGTGGATAATGATTTTGATGCATTCCAAGCCGGTATAACACAAGCTGCACAACCTTACGCAGAAGACATGTTTAAAAAATTACAAGAACTTTTAAACGTAAACGAAGCACATATGGTAGGTCATGATACTATTATTCCACAACCTAAATTAACACTGGTAATAGACACACCTGGTGATTTAGATTGGTACAAACTAGGACAGCATTATCCTACACTTGCACAACAAGATCCAAGAGAATACGGCCAAGAAGACTCCGATACAGTAATGACATTTAGCACCCCAGCAGAAATGTCTCATATGAAACGAATGCTAGACAAGATGGGTGCAAAGTATAAAGAAATTGGTGGCACTCACCAACATCCTGAAGTCCATCAGCCAAAAAAATGAATTTAGACGAACTTAAAAAACTAGCAGGTATAACAGAATTTACAGGGTATACAGAATATAAGATAGATGAAAATCCCAGTGAAACTGCAACTGCATTAAAGAAAAAAGAAAAGGAAATGGGATTAAAACCCGGAGATCAAGATTGGTTTAAACTTTGGTTTAGTCAACCTTACATGACTGGCCCTGTGCAATTTAGAGGAAGGAAAAAATGAAATTAAATGAGATTGATTTATCCTTGAAAGATATTATAAAAGCAATTAATTTTGGTAGAGCTGCACAAAATATTACAGCTGATCAAGTAAAGCAAGCAGCATTTAATATTGCTCAGCAAAAAACAATCGATTATATAGATAAATCAGCTGAAGATGCATACTACAGTAGACAAAAAGACCAATATCCTCCTCAAACAAGGAAACCACAAAGAAAATTAGGTAGAATGAAAGGAGACTTTCTAAAATGATTGTAAGTGAAATATTAGAATCAGCAACAGGCAGCTCGATAAGCGGCGATAAATTCGATGCAAGTGGAAAACCGTTTAAAGAATCTACAACCGTACTAGAACGAAGAGAAGCTGATTTATATCATTCTACTCAAGAGTATGAAGAAATACTCAACTCAGGATTCATTGAACCAATGGAAAATGAGGAAGACCTTGAAACTGGAGCTGATGATAAACCTGCTATTAGCTTAACTAGAGATAAAAATATGAATATATTTGGTCCTGTACAATTTGTAATTGATCAAACAAAACTTGCAAACACACATAAAATTAGACCTATTGATGCAGTTTTTACTAGATGGGGCGACGGAGAGGATGAACTAGAAAGAAGATCAGAGAGCGAAGAACGGGTTTACAAACCTATCCCTATGAGTTATATCAAAGCATTACGAGTTGTAGAACCAGAATATGTTGATATAGAAGAACTTGCCGATTTAGCAGCAAAACACAACTTACCTTTGTTAGGACCAGATGACAACCCAATCACAGAAAATATAAAAGAATCGGCAACAGCAGGATCTACCGCAGCAGGTAATATAGCAACAGTAGCAAGTGTTCCTGCAGCATATAGGAAAATTAAAAAAGGCAAAAACGGATTGCCAAAAGCACCACAAGCTACAAATCCAGACGGTACTGCTAAGAATGCTATTGATACAAATATCAATCTAATGGGCGGCGTTATAAAGAGATAAATATACGAAATATATTTGGAGAACTCATGAGAAAAGAAGAATTTAAAGAAGGTTTAGGCGACTTAGCCCATGCAGCAGAGCTAGATCATGAAGTACAAATGGCTAGATCAGATCTGTATAAAATCGCAAAGTATGCAATTAAGCTTCACGAAATGCTCAAAGGTGTCAGCGAGCAAGAAGGTTTAGAAGGTTGGGTACAAGCTAAGATTACAAAGGCTTCGGACGGTTTAGAAAGTGTATATCATAATCTAGATTACAAGATGAACTTTGAGAAAAAGAACGAGCCTAGTGATATGGCAGTAGAAATGCCGTTTGAAAGTGCTTATAAAAACAACCTTGCAAGACATCTTACGAAAAATCTACAAGAAAAATCTAAAAAAAAAGTAGACGATAAAGAAGTAGACGAAGCAGACGGCGATCCTTGTTGGAAAAACTACAAAATGGTAGGAACGAAAAAGCAGAACGGTAGAGAAGTTCCTAATTGCGTTCCTAAATGAGTGCTTTATTAGCAAACTTACCTAACACAAAAGTCTATGTCCGCAAAGAATACTTAATGGATTTTAAAGGCGGACATGGAGAATTTGTAGAAGGACACTGGGTTACTGTAAAAAGCATGCCTGGTAGGGCTTTCTACTTCGAAACTTATCTCCCTGAATATGCAGCACTATACGACAAGCTTCCTATCAGTGCATTTGTAAGCGAACCAAACAAACCAGATCCAGATTTACCACTACAAGACCTACAGTTTTGGAATGCAATGGATTATGGTGTAACTGCTATATATAAACAATTTATAGGCAGTATGGATTTTGAAATACTTACTCGCAGTCATCAAGTAATGCACGGAACGTATCTATTCACTTTAGATAATTATCACGAAAGTGCAGATGAAATAGATTATTCGACAAGTGAAATACCCGAAGAACACAAAAGTTTTAATATACTAGAACTAGATAACGGACAGTATGCAGCCTATCCTAACAATAGGATGCGTGTATACGACAACAGCTTAACCCCTAAGCAACCAAAAAATCCTGATTTTAAAGTAAGCACTCAATTCTATCAAGTTGAAAATGGTTATTCATACCGACTAGGCGACACTGACGAGTATTATTGGAAATCAGAATAATATTGACAGATTAGATTTTAACCATTATAATTAAGTATTTAAAGGAGAAATATGAGCGATAGAGTCTATGGTATTGACGAAAAAGCAAAATTAGAAAGACTAGTTAACGAGGGTTGTACTGTATTACAAGAAATACAAGATTTAAACGAGGGTTTAAAAGACACTGTAAAGGCTGTTGCAGAGGAGCTTAATGTGAAACCTAGCTTAATTAATAAAGCTATTAAAATTGCACACAAAGCAGACTGGCATCGTGTTGCGGATGAATTTGAAGATCTAGAAACTTTAATAGCTACAGTAGGCAAGGATCACTGATGTTATGGCAAAAAATAAAAGATTTTTGGATTAGGAGTTATACTAGCGACAGGACTGCATTTTATTTTGAAACTATTGCTAGTATTTGTGTCTTTACAAGCATGACATGGATATCTGTTACAGCACAACACCCTCCAATGCATTTAATATATCCTGTGAGCTTTACTGGTGCAGTTTTTAGTATTATTGCATTTGTTAGGCGAGGAGTAGGGTGGCCATTAGTAATGACTATTTACTTTGCATGTTTACATGTTTTTGGTTTTGGTCGTGCAATGGGTTGGTATTGATAAATAATTTTTTACGCTTTAAGCATGTAGACGGTTCGTTAGCCAAAAAATAACGAGAAAGAATAAATGAGTTACGTTGACGCAATTTTTGATAGAAATGAAGATATAATAAGAGTTGTTGAAAGAAAAGAAGGTAAAAAACACTTCGTAGAACATCCAGTAAAATATACTTTTTACTACAAAGATCCTAAAGGAAAACACCTAAGTATTTACGGTGACCCTCTCTCTAAAATTATCTGTAAAAATACAAAAGACTTTCGCAAAGAAATAGCAATAAATAGAGAAAAAACATTATTTGAAAGTGATGTTAATCCTATTTTCCAATGCCTAAGTGAAAACTACTTAAATCAAGATGCACCAAAATTAAATATAGCATTTTTTGATATTGAAACAGACTTTGATCCTGATCGAGGATTTGCCGATCCTGCTGATCCTTTTATGCCAATTACAGCAATCACAGTAAACTTACAATGGTTAGATGCTTTAATTACACTAGCACTTCCTCCTAAAACACTTACACTAGAACAAGCTAAACACGAAGTTGCAGATTGGGGTGATGATGTCTTACTTTTTACAGATGAAGGAGATATGCTTGAAACATTCCTTGATCTTATAGAGGATGCTGATGTATTAAGTGGGTGGAACTCAGAAGGTTATGATATTCCGTATACAGTTAATCGTGTAAGCAGGATACTAAGCAAGGATGATACAAGACGCTTTTGCTTATGGAAACAATTGCCAAAGAAAAGAGAATATGAAAAGTTTGGTAAGAAAGCAGAAACATTTGACCTCGTAGGTCGTGTACATTTAGACAGTCTTGAACTATATAGGAAGTACACTTATGAAGAACGTCATAGCTATAGACTAGATGCTATTGGCGAAATGGAAGTAGGCGAGCGTAAAACTGTTTATGAGGGTACCCTTGATCAATTATACAATAACGATTTTAAAACTTTTATTGAATATAATAGACAAGACGTTGCACTGCTAGATAAATTAGATCGTAAACTAAAATTTATTGATCTAAGCAACGAACTTGCCCATGCAAATACTGTATTGCTACAAACTACAATGGGTGCTGTAGCAGTTACAGAACAAGCGATTATTAACGAAGCACACGAAAGAGGCATGCGTGTACCTAATCGCCCTAAGAGAGATGACGAAAATACAGCGGCTGCAGGTGCTTATGTTGCATTTCCAAAAAAAGGTGTGCATAAATGGATCGGAAGTATGGACTTAAACAGTCTATATCCTAGCGTAATTCGTGCGTTAAACATGGCTCCTGAAACAATTGTAGGACAACTTCGTCCTGAAATGACAGATAGTATTATCAACGAAGCTATAAGCTTGGAAAAGAAATCATTTGCGGGTGCGTGGGAAGGTCGCTTTGGTACAGAAGAATATCAAGCAGTGCTCGATCAACGTAAAGATGTTGTACTAACTTTAGATTTTGAGGATGGAAGATCTGAAACACTAAGCGGTGCCGAAATTTACAAGCTAGTATTTGATAGCGGAATGCCTTGGATGTTAAGTGCTAATGGTACAATATTCACAACTGAATTTGAAGGAGTTATTCCAGGACTATTAAAACGTTGGTATGCAGAGCGTAAAGAGCTACAAGCAATGAAAAAGAAAGCTATCGAAGCAGGTAATCCGCTAGAAATTGCTTTTTGGGACAAACGGCAACTTGTAAAGAAAATTAATCTTAATTCATTATACGGTGCAATTTTAAATCCTGGATGTAGATTTTTTGATAAGCGTATAGGACAATCAACTACGCTAACTGGCAGGCAGATTGTAAAACATATGAGTGCAGAAGTTAATAAAGTTATAACTGGTGAATACAATCACACTGGCAAAGCTGTGATATATGGCGACACAGATTCGGTTTACTTTAGTGCATATCCTGTATTAAAAACAGAAATAGACAATGGAACTATTCCTTGGTCAAAAGAAGCAGTAATTAGACTTTATGATCAAGTAGCAGAAGAAGCCAATATTACTTTTAAAGATTTTATGGCTAAAGCATTCCATTGTCCGGCTAGCAGATCTGCAGTAATTGCAGCAGGTAGAGAAATTGTTGCAGAATCAGGACTTTACATAACAAAAAAACGCTATGCAGCTTTAGTTTATGATTTAGAAGGCGAACGGAAAGATGTCGATGGCAAACCAGGTAAAGTGAAAGCAATGGGTCTTGATTTGCGTAGATCAGATACTCCAGTTTTTATGCAAGAATTTTTAATGGAAATTTTGATGATGGTTTTAAAAGAAGCACCAGAAGAAGAAATTATAAATAGGATTACTGAATTCCGTGCAGAATTTAAAAGCCGTCCAGGATGGGAAAAAGGATCTCCCAAACGTGCTAATAAGATAGGACACTATCAAAGACTAGAAGAGTCTAAAGGTAAAGCTAATCTTCCAGGACATGTAAGAGCAAGTTTAAATTGGAATAGTTTAAAACAAATAAACAATGACAAATATAGTTTAGATATTGTAGACGGCATGAAAGTAATCGTTTGTAAACTAAAGCCTAATCCAATAGGTTATACAAGTGTTGCATATCCCGTAGATGAACTTAGATTGCCTGATTGGTTCAAAGAACTTCCTTTTGATAGTGACGGGATGGAAGAAGCAATCATTGACAAAAAATTAGACAACCTTATCGGGGTATTGAACTATAACTTAGACGAAACAAAGCAGGAAAATAATTTTAATAATCTGTTTGAATGGGATTAAATAATGACTGAAGAAGAAACTCCTGAAAAATTAAAAGAAATAGCATCTAACTGGGAAGACTCTTATAATGGCCATGCTGTAGAACATAAGAAGAAAAGACTATTAGATAGTATTAACTCTCCTGAATTTATAGCTGTACAAAAAGCATACAAAGAAGCTTCAGAACAATACGAAGCAGACAATAACGAATGGTGGGACAAGCTGTCTGAAGAAGAAAGAGAAAAAGCTTTTTATGCTGTTTGTAAACGCATACATAAAGGTGACTATGAAAAAAACGGAAGCTATAGATACGTTCTATATCAAGTATTTGGGTTTGATATGAGCATGTATGGCGTTGGTATGGATTGTGGTTATATGGATATACATAATTCAATATTTGGTGGTATTGAACTTAGAAAAATGTCTGAAGCTAAAGAAATAACTATTAGGCAAGATGGCATTGAACATCAAATAATAGTTGACGAACACCAGAATGTTAGTGTACAATTAAAAGATGATGATAATAAAATTGAAATTATTATTAACAATCTACCAAAAACATTTGATAAAACTGCCTAATAATCTAAATAACTACTAACACAAACTATAAAGGATAAATGCAAGACATTTTACAAGATATCGTATCACACACACATGGATTAGGATTTTTAACTACACTAAAAATTTCTACAGACTCTACTTCAACATCTATTAACAGCATTACAGAAAACAGAGGTGTAATTTTATTTGGAACTACTCATGACCGAATTAGCGATTTCGATGGAATATTTGGTATGGGAAATTTAGATAAATTAAACTTGTTGCTAAAAAGTCCTGAATACAAAGAAGATGCAACAATTAAAGTACTACGCAAATCAAAAGATGACGAAGATTACCCAGCTGGATTATACTTTGAAAATGTCATTGGAGATTTTAAGAATGAGTACAAGTTTATTAACAAAGATATTATTGAAAAGAATTTAAAAAGTGTAAGATTTAAAGGTGCTCAGTGGGGTGTTGAATTTGAGCCACCTGTAGCAAGCATCACGAGGATGAAACTAATGAGCGCAGTTCATTCTGAAAATTTACATTTTAATGTAAAATCAGATAATGATAACATTATATTTTCATTTGGTGATAGTGTATCACACGAAGGTGAATTTGTATTCAAGCACAAAGCTGGCGGTAGTTTAACAACTCAAAAAAGTTATCCTGTGCAAGAAGTACAAAGCATTTTAAGTTTATCAGGAAACTCTACTATAAGTATTTCAGATACAGGTGTGATGAAAATTTCAGTAGATAGCGGATTAGCTACTTATGATTACATTATTCCTTGTCAAACAAAATAATGAACACAAATTTAACAAACACACAAAAAGATTATGCAATATTCTTGCCTGCACTTAGCGGATTCTATGCTACATTTGTGGGCAAACAAAGATTTGAAGACTATGTTGATAAAACAAGGATTCCTAAACATTTAAACAACGGTGTCGAAAGTTTAAACTACATTAATAAACAAGAAGGCAAGTTTTATTATAAGTGGACACTGTATTCTGCAGGTCATGCAAACTTGGATATAACGAAAGATGACCCAAACGAAGATATGATAAGGAATCGAAACCGAGAAGATACCTGGGTACTTGGTGACAGTGGTGGGTTCCAAATAGGTAAAGGTGTTTGGGAAGGCGACTGGAAAGATCCTAGTTGTCCTAAAGCTAGTAAAAAACGAAATGACGTTTTGCGCTGGATGGACAAATACATGGATTATGGAATGATACTAGACATTCCTGCCTGGGTAGCTAGAAGTGACGAAGGAAAAAAAGCTACAGGAGTTACTACTTATCAACAAGCAGTGAATGCAACAAGCATTAATAACAATTATTGGTTAAAAAATAGATCAGGTGCTTGTAAATTTTTAAATGTATTACAAGGCGAAAACCATACAGAAGCAGAGGATTGGTATCAACAAATGAAAGATTATTGTGATCCAAAAAAATATCCTTCTAATCACTTTAATGGTTGGAGCATGGGCGGACAAAATATGTGTGACATACACTTGGCGCTTAAAAGACTTATAGCATTAAGATATGACGGCTTACTAGAAAAAGGTACACATGATGTGATGCATTTCTTAGGAACAAGTAAACTTGAATGGGCTGCTTTGCTGACAGATGTGCAAAGAGCAATTAGAAAACATCATAATGAAAATTTTACCATAACATTTGATTGTGCAAGTCCGTTTTTAGCAACTGCTAATGGTCAAATTTACTGTGAATTAGAAACTGATGATAGATCAAAATGGGTTTATAGAATGGTTCCTAGCATAGACAGTTTGCATTTAGCAACTGATACTACTCCATTTGGAAAAGCATTTGTTAGAGAAGGTAATCATACATCATTTATGGATAGTCCTATTTCAGATAAATTACTTACAAATGACATTTGCGTATATAACATAGGTGATAAAAATAAAGTTGGTGCTATCAAAGTACTTGCTGGAGATCCAGAATTAAACAAAGATGGATCTATAAAATTAGATAAAGACGGCAATCCTATTATTAGAGAAAAAGATTCAACTAGCTGGGATAGTTTTAGCTATGCATTGATGATGGGTCATAATGTTTGGATGCATATAAACGCAGTACAAGAAGCAAATCGGAAATATGATGCAGGAATTTTTCCTTCTATGTTACTGCATGAAAAATTTGAGAAGATTGCTTTTCGAGAAGTAGTTGAAGAAATATTCTCAACTGATGATAAAGAAAAAGCAAATAAAATTTGTGACAATTACAGACCATTTTTAGACACTATTATCGGAACAAGAGGCGCTGTAGGTAAAAAGATGACTAATCCAATCACAAAATATAACGAACATATTGAAGAGGTATAATGGACAGGAATTATAGCAATGAAAAATTAGATCGCGACGATGTAAGATTTTTTTATGGTAGGGAAGTTGAAAAAACTCCTGCCTATTCAATGAATACATTATTTGTTGTAGGAATACAACCTATACTAGACATTACTAATGCTGTAGGAAAACTTAAAGCAGAACACATCTTTTTTGGTGCTAATCATTCTTTTAATCCGCAAACACCGGAAGAATGGGACCAATGGGAACAGATGATAGAACACTTTTTAAAAGAAGGACACTTGTGCAGTTTAGATATTCCTTTTAATGCTATTGAACAATTTAACGAAGGAGGGTTATGCGAGTTTAATAATTTTATTCCGCAACTTAGAATTCCTATACCATATGTAAAACTTTGGAACTATAATACAATGATTAAGATAGATGATATATCTTATAATAGTACAAATCCGGGAGTATGGTGTCATCGACTACACGACCTAATGGCAAGTGACAAATTCACAAAATGGAAAGATTACACACAAGATACAATTCTAAAATAAATAAAGGTACTATGAGCAAAAGAAGCATTTGGATAACTTTTAGAAAGGAAGGTATTCATCAATACCCTGCAGCATTAACAGATCCTAATCTAGCAACAGGTGATGAATACGATGTAAGTTTTTTAGGTCATCCACACAGACATATTTTTCATTTCAAAGTACAAATAGAAGTTTTCCATGATGATAGAGAAATTGAATTTATACAATTTAAACGCTGGTGTGAAAATCTATATAACACAGGGACAGTACAATTAGACTATAAAAGCTGCGAAATGATTGCGGACGAATTGTATGAACAAATTCATACAAAATACCCAGGTCGATTTGTTGTAATTGATGTTGCAGAAGACGGCGAAAATGGCTGTCAAATAATTTATAACGACTATGAAGAGAAATAAAAATGGCAATTAAAGATCCACTTATTCGAAAAATTTTTGATGATTTAGATGCATTTCGCGATTATTGTAGATTTGAAGGGAAACCCTTCCATGAATCTAGTTTATATAAAAAAGGCGACCGAGTATGGGAAAGTTACTTAATTTGGCAGAAGTATAACAGTAAAAATAAAGGGTAAGATGACTATCTATATAGTTGACTTAGAAGCTGTTGAAACTAGATATACTAAACAATGGAAAGACTGGCTTCCTAAACAAATTGAAAAAGCTACCGGCGCATCTGTTATAACAATTAGCGGAGGTGAAATTCCTCAAGATACTACTCCTGGAGCTTTTTTAAATTTTGGTGGTACTAATGTGTACAAAAGTAAACAACAAGAAATAATTGCAGAAATGTTTTGTAATAATGAAATACAAGACGGAGATTATTTCTTGTATACTGATGCATGGAATCCTACTGTTATTCAATTAAAATATATGGCTGAACTTTTAGGCTTTAAAATCAAAATTGGCGGTATGTGGCATGCTGGATCATATGATCACCATGATTTCTTAGGTAGACTAATTGGTGATTCTCCGTGGGTCAGACATGCAGAAATGAGCATGTATGAATGCTACGATGACAATTTTTTTGCAACAGAATTTCATATTGATTTATTTACTGAAACATTTTGGAAAGACACAGCTAAAATAGATGAACAAAAATTACATAAAATCAAACGTGTCGGTTGGCCAATGGAATATTTACATGACAGTATGTTTGGTAATAGAGGCCGACAGAAAGAAAATATTATAGTTTTTCCGCACAGAATTGCTCCAGAAAAACAACATGATATTTTCTTAGACCTAAAAGAATCTTTACCACAATATGAATTTGTAACTTGCCAAGATAAAAAATTAACTAAAAAAGAGTATCATGAATTATTAGGACGAGCTAAAATTGTTTTTAGTGCAAACTTACAAGAAACTTTAGGAATCAGTTGGTATGAAGGATTACTTGTAGATTGTATTCCTATGGTTCCAGATAGATTGAGTTATAAAGAAATGGCGCAAGATGATTTTAAATATCCTAGTGCGTGGACTGCTAGTTTTGATACCTATAAAGAACATAAAATTAGTTTAATGGAGAGAATATTACATTTCATAGAAAACTATAGTAAGTATAAAGGCCAAATAATTGAACAAAGAGAATTTTTAGAAAATAAATTCTTTTCGGGTACACGTCTTTATAATGCATTAAAATGACTAGACCTGTAACAATCACTATACCGTTAGATGATCAAGAATCACAGGTTTTAACTTATGATACAATGGCAAATAATACTTCCTTAGTTGACCCAGATAGCTTTACTTATAGCACTACTATCTGGGATAACACTGTTACATTTAATGAACTTATTAATACAGGTGAAGTTGAAAAAATGGCTAAAGAATATCCTGCACTAGATAAAGCTTATCGAAATTTTAGACAAATATACGACTTAGTTAAAGCTGATTACAAATCTAAAAATAAAAAGGCATAATGAAAAAGAAATATTATTCATGGAATGATATTGAAACAATGTGCATACAAATTGTAAATCAACTGTATGCAGACAACTGGCGTCCTGATTATATAGTAGGCCTTACCCGTGGAGGTAATGTACCTGCTACAATAATCAGCAACATGACAAA